TGGTCGGTCTAACCAAGCCGAGGCTTGCTTAGGGGCTCCGCCTAGGTCTTTCAGACCTGGTCGGTCTAACCAAGCCGAGGCTTGCTTAGGGGCTCCGCCTAGGTCTTTCAGACCTGGTCGGTCCACCAATCATCCGAAGTATAAGGAGGCAGTTGCACATTTGTATTTTGTTTTATTGCAGAAGGACCACTATTCATCAAATTCTGTATTTCAATCGGAGAGAGTGCATACCGGGTGTATGTCAGTTTTGATAAATATCCATTGAATGCACCAGCCAACACAAAGTCCCCTCCACCAAGGGAAGTGGGACTACCACCTTGACCAAGTATAGTAGAACTTGTGGGTGAAAACAGGACAATATCTTCATAATTCTGGTAAGGCAGGGTGTCCTTAAAGGAAATCCTATTTGCAAGCGTACCATTCACATGCACATCCATGCCTCTGTCAATACAGTTTAGAACAACATGTACCCACTTATTTATAGGAATGTTGTTAATATCAACATACGTATTAGGATTCTTATACGTATTCATTATAACCCTCATCGCATTTGTATCACTCCTCATGAAGACGCCGGGTCCCATTAGAGGCCACGGGAATGCATAGCCTTTGTGAAAGACGTGTTTAAATGATTTTGTCCCGTCAAAAGTGCTCGGAAGAACAAGAATATAAAATGAATATGCGAATTCAATGCCACTCCGCTCATTTATCGACGGGAGTACTGGTATTGCATTGGGATATAACTGCACATTCTGATAAATCGTCATCTGCATCTGCTGCGAGTCGACTGTATAAGGTATTAACGTTTGAAAGCGCGATTGTGCGCTCATAATAGAAGTTCCAAGTAACTCTAAAACAAACATTAATATAAAAATTATAGTAACCACTAATAATCCTGTAACGATTTGTCCGGAAGAAGAATCACTCTGTAGATTATTCATACCACTCTACTGTGTTATGCAGAAGTTAAGTGTAACCATTCTGGGTGCACTTACCTTGGCTTATAACACAACTTTTTCATGTTATGCAGAACCTGGTCCCGTGTTATGCAGAACCTGGTCCCGTGTTATGCAGAACCTGGTCCCTTAAATACAGAAGCAAACCAGGAAAGCACATTATAGGAAGAGCCGCCAGGACCAGACAGATACATGCTATAGATTTCATCGGGATTCATTGCCGTCGCTCCCACATTTGTATTCCCTATGTAACCATCAAATCCGCCATTTTCAAGCATTGATATACTTACACCAGTAGGGTCTACCTGGTAATATGTGGAACTGGCACATGAACGCCGTAATTTCCCGTCTATATACACATCGACTGTTCGGCCAGAAAGAACCACTGAAATCATTACCCAGCGTTGGAGGTCAATCTCTAAAATATCACAGGAAGGAGGAGGGTTAGTAAGAATACAATCATCCATTGCCATAGGTTGAAATAAACTCTTTACATCAGCTGCATAAAGTGTGGTAGTACTTGTGCATGAATTTGGAGTGGCCGTGCTAAAGGGTTCAATAGCAGTATTACCCCTATTAACGGGGGCATTTCTTGGAGTATTATTTGTTGAATCCGTAAATGATTCGGTCCAACTTCCATTATACCAACGACTTCCAGGAGGTTCGGTCATGCTGCCACCACCCCTTCCACCCCTTCCACCTCCACCTCCCCCCCTTCCACTTCCACCTCCCCCCCTTCCACTTCCACCTCCACCTCCACCACCTCCACCGCCAGTTACAACATTTGTATTGGTCACATCAGAGCCAAATGTCCGCACCGTCAATGAGTTTTTAAAAGCGCCAATTCCAACCACCAAAGTGGAAAAGTTATTCCCCTTAATCTCAATAAGATGTTTCCTTGCATTCATATTTTTAATAAAACTACTCAAGTATATCCAGGTATTCACTGTATATTCCCCGCCTTCCAAAGGTTTTGGATAATTCGGAGGCAGTGTGGGAATGATTGCAGCAGAAGTAGGGTCACTTATAAGAATAGTGGTAGGGGAATATGAACCAGTATATAAATATTTGTACAAATAATATATTATAAGCAGGCCAGCAATAATGAAAATGGCGGTAAATATAAGCCCAGTGGAAGAACCCTGCGAAGGCGAGTTTGGGCTAGGTGCACCTACATTTTGATATGAGGCATTCATTCTAAAGTGTTAATAGATTACAATAGCGTATTGTGCTTGGCATTTGGCAGCAGCGCGCAACGTTTAATAATTCGGTGTCCATTTATATAATGCCGACGGCGGCTGGATTGCCGGTGGATTCAAGCAACCACCATTCGGGCATAAATTAATATTAGGAATATATGATGATATATTCGTGCTTATTGTCGGAGAATATAGGATTGTATTTGAACTAGTATTCACAAACGGCATTCCCCTCGAATCTGCATACGTCGCATAGTTGGTCGCAACTTGGGAGTTAGAAAGGCGCGTATTAAAGATTGTAATTAATGCAATCTGACCATTAATAGAAGAACCGGAAGTAATACCGCTCATATTCCCTGCTGTAATACTCGCAACAGGCATGTATGCCGTCTTTTGTGTCACTACCAGCTTGTCATTGTAATATATGTCAAATCGCCTTCCATCGCGGGCAATCGTTATATAGGTCCACTTTTGCAGTTTAATAGCAGGTAGGGAAATCGTCTCAATGTACTTCTGGGACGTACTTACAGCGCTATGTTTATTATAGTTTGTTGACGATTGCAGACCGCTAGAGGTAGACTGTTGCCCCTCCGTTTTTACAACAAGCTGTATCGTTGCAAGCCCTTGTCTACTTGCATCCGGAGTAGCCATCGCTTCCAACCATACAATGCCACTTATATTCATAATCATACTATAACCCTCGTGCTGGCATACCCCAGTGCAATCATTTGTGGTGCCGCATGAACACGAGTTAGTAGGGTCTCCAGAGTTATTTGTAAGCGCAGTAACAGGGGGAGCAACGCCCTTTCCATTATACCGATTTATATAAATGAATGCCGCCACACTCCCATTTGAGTTCGAATAAAAGGGCGCCGTCTGAGAAGAGTTTGTTACTGATGTACTTTTATCGAGTGCAAAAGGGCCAACCTCTGTCACTAATACAGTTCCCTTATACATAGGAAAATAATATAGTACTGTAAATATTAGTATTATGACGATAAAGACCATAACAAGACTCATGTCCCCTTCTACCGTGTTATACGATTTTAACTAGCATGTTACGGACAAGTTAGTTAATTTAGTATTTTTCCGCTGCCACTGCCGCCTAAGTAAAGTTCTGTGACGACGAGAAAGGCACACCCTCATTTGCACGCATTTCATTTGCCGTAAGTATTCTCGGCCAAAATGTGAGATTACGTATTACAACATTATTCAGAATAGGTTGTATAGTCGGATAAAACGGGACTTTCATTGTCGTCTCATTCATACACTTTATTACTTGCGTTATTGGCATTGACATGGACAGTTTTCCATTAATATATAATTCTAAAAACTTGCTTGAAAAAACAATACCCACGCGAAATACACTTCTAACTGGCACGTTTTCAGCAGAAACTGTTATTAATGTATCGGTCGCAGTGACTGCCGAAACAAATAGGTCATTTTTATAGGGGTCCAACCACACAATGATATTTGTGTCCTTGTATGCCTTACTTGTCGTGTCAGGGTACGCAGTACCAGCATCAGCCTGCGCCTTTGGTATATTTTGCGAAGAGGCCCTGTACAAAATCACACGCGGCATATTAGAAAGCATGAAATCCCCCGTCAGCCATACATCCATACCAAGTGAATATGAATCGGATTGCATTCCTATCTCGGGAACAAACGATGCGGACAAATCATAAGACGGCGTCAGTTTATTATAGGCAAGACTCCTATCAAGTGGTATAGGAATCGAAATCAGACCAGGTTGATTGGCCGAAAAAGAGAAAATCGGATATATCATATAGTTTATAGTAAAAAGAATAAGGAAAATGATAAAAGAAAAAGCCGACGCAAGAAAGAGTGCATAAAAAATATCAGAAGCTTTTGTGGGAATCATGCTCATTATTGATGTTACACGACTCATGTCAACAGTGCCTTTAGAAGAATATTGATATGCTCTCTGAATTACAGTACTCGGATCCTGTGTACCAAAACCAAAATATCCACTATCGTATGTACTTCCCATCCTACCGTAATGGCCCTTATTTTTTCACCTTTCGTGTTTTACTCCGCTCTTTCAAACTCCCCTTCTCTGGGTCAAACTTAATCCGGTCATAATAGGCTTTCGTATCGGTCCCCTTACAGTGCGGTATTTTCTCCCGCAAGTAGCAGACAAACGATATTCTCGTATAGGGTTTATTTCCACCAAGTGTCCCCGTTTCCTCCGAATCGTGGTGGATTTTTGGCAACTTTTTATTGAAGGCTGCATCCTCTGCCGTCTCATACAGCTCCGTATTACAATGCCACTCATGCACATCCATTGCAATAAAATCACCCGTGCGCAAGTTAAATCCCACTTTGTAGCGCGGAAAAAGGGTCGCACCACCAGAGTATTTTCCTCTCTCTATCACTGACAGATTGCCGAATCCCTCCTTGAAATCGCCGGCGTCCATATGAAGTGCCGTCTGAAAGTTGCGATTGATTGTAATGGAGGAAAAAGCCGTGTCGGCTACTTGAAACTGCGGCTTGGAAGAAGCCGCCGCCAATTGTTTTGCATGCTTGTCCGGAATCAGCTGTTTAAATACGCTGTCAATGGCTTGAATATAGGGAATGCCGTGCTTGTATTGATGGAAGTACTTTTGCGTATACGATGTCAGGCGGCAGGGAAGGCCCATAAAAGGCGTCTGCTCAAAATAACCGAGAACGGAACTGAACACATTATTATTCACGCGCATCTTGCCCACTTTCCCATTCATTTCATATTGTGCAGACCACTTATTTACATTCATCAGCTTTCGCTTCTTCCAATAATTCGATTTCGGTTGAATCGGTCCCGCCGCTGCACCCCTGTTTCGCGAGGCCGCAGCCGTCTGATAATAAGCCTCCCAACCCGTCTTTACAAGGTCATTTGGCAGCACATTCTTGCGAAACCGGGCCAATAACTTCTTGGCGCCCGTCTCAGGGTCCTTTCCATACACATCCACGTCCTCATTAAAAATAGTGTCGACGTCCTTGTCCGTGAAATAGGTGCCCTCTCGCGCTTTTATTTCATCATTAGTCAACTTTGGTTCCAGGACAACTTCCTTCACTTTATCCTTCACCTTATGCGCCTCTTCTTTTGGAATTTGAAGACCCTCGTAAATCTCGGGCTTGAATTCCTTAAAGGGCTTCTGAGGCGGAGCCTTGGGGTCCGCCTTGCGCGTCTTAGCCTTGTCGGCTCCACCATTAGCAAATGCAAGCATCTTATTAAGAGGGCAGGTTTTCTACGGCCTTTGCTCTAGGCAGCGCCTTCGCCGCCAAGGCGTCGTGCTCGCTTGTAAGCAGCGCCTTCGCCGCCAAGGCGTCGTCTTCATCTTGCCCACGCGGCCCCGTCGGCTGCGGGTCCTTCAGGGGCCCAATCTCACCCCAGAGCGCTGGACAAGTCATCATCTGATGATGATCACCACATACAGAACAGGAACTCATGACGGTGTTTGCAATGGGGCGCAGGCCCAGTACAATTTTATACTGCGCTTAAAGCGGGTAAAATGATTGTTTCAATAAACTCTTTTATTGCCCGACCATCGGTTATATGTACTCCTTCACTCATCTCTTTATTTAAAAAACCGTCATTGGATATATATTTATCATACACATCAAAAAATATGTATCCATACTCTTTACAGCAGTTCTTAATACACTTGTTCATATAAAGGGTATATTCCTTTCGCTCTTCATCACTTCCTACAAGGGGGTACTTTGTATCTGCCCACCATCCATCTATCATTCCATTTATTGTCGCAACTGGCGGAACAATATTGTATACACATGTTACTAGATTCTTATAGTTTGACACATTTGCTCGTATTGTTTCAAAATAACGCCCAACCATTGGTTCAATGATTTCCTTGTAAGTCTTCCCCACTCCCACATATTTATGTATTTGACATCTACAGTCGATTTCTCCAAATGAGAATACAATCGCGTCTCCTGGCTCATCATCTGTGATAAATTTTCTAATATCAATCCTATCGAGTCCATCGCGCCCCACTGAATACATAAGAACTGGGCCGATAGAATGAAGCGACAGAATCGGTATTTTAGTTTGCTTAAATCCATATACTGAATGGCTGTCACCAATCGTATATATTTTCATGCTGTAATTTTAATACATATTATTGCGTAGCCTCTCCCCGCGTCGTCCACCATAAGAGCCCCCCTGCTACAAGAACCACTCCTGCGCCGATGAGTCCACCTTTTACCATTGACCGCATATCAATCTCATCAAGGTCCGCCTGGTTAATGACGGGGCTTGTCCCGCGCGCCCCAATACGTTTGTAAAACTGCAGGGCCTCCAGCTCGGAAAGCACGGGCTTGTCCAGCGACTTGTTCACTTCATTATGCAACTGTACTGTCCATTTGAAGAGGTCCTGCCGTCTGTCCAGATGCGGGGTGATGGGCATCACCTGCAGATGCTTTGTATAGTGTTCACGGCATTTCGGGCAAGGAATAATAATCGCCAGGCTCTCAAAAAACTCCTTTGTCGCCCGCTTATTTGCATAACTAGGCTCCGTGGGATATGTTATAGCAGCCAAGTGCATTGTGTGCCAGAAAAACGGCCCCCATACAGAAGGTGGCAAACGCATTACTACTCTATACGGTATTAACATATGCAATGCCTAAACGCGTTGGCATAGCAGTAAATAGGAATCCGACCGGATAAAATGCTAAACAAATACACATATAATCATTCACCAGGTACTACAAATCAAATGATTCAATGTACAAATTGTACGGTTATGGGACACACTTCTAGACATTGTCCCCGCCCCATTACAAGCTACGGAGTCATCTTGTTCCGTACAACTGTTTCCTGGAATCAACCTGCAATCTTACAGGGAAATTATCAAACCATTACTGGGTTCGAGTTTATTGAGCCCAATATTGAATACCTTTTGATACAGCGGAAGGACAGCATTGGCTATATTGAACTTATTCGCGGCAAATATCAACACGGGGATTATGAGTATATTAAGCATAATATCTCGGGAACAACTGTCGACGAACGTAAGCGCCTTTTGGACCAACCTTTTGATGAATTATGGGAAGGGCTCTGGGGTACTCCTAAAGAGGGGCAGCCGCTGTATCGCCATGAAAAAGAGCAAGCACAATTCAAACTCGAACAATTGCGGCAAGGGACGCCGAGTCTCAAAGTTCTAATTGAGGAATCATCACCACCCTTTGACACTCCTGAATGGGGTTTTCCAAAGGGTAGGAAGAATAGCACGGAAACGGATTATGCTTGTGCAATGAGAGAAATGTGGGAAGAAACAAATATCAAAGAGTCGGACCTTATTCTTATTCGAAATATGGACCCTATTGCAGAATCTTTTGTAGGGTCCAACGGTATTTCTTATTGCCATAAATATTTTATTGCTTATGCACCACAGGGTGTTGGAGAAGAAAGCCTAGAATCAGCCTCCCAGACAAATGAACATATTAAACGCGAAGTGGGCGATTTTAAATGGCTTTCACTCGAGAAGGCCGTGGATAAAATACGTCCCACCAATACGGAAAAGCGCGGTGTACTGCTCCGGATTAACGCCCTATTGAAGAAATATTGTCCTCTTTGTATCGGCGGGCGGCGCACAACATAAGCACGCCCAAAGGAAGTGCTTATTTTCTGCACAAGACGGTAGATGGAAGAGGGGCTCTCAGAAACAAAAACGACGCGGAGGGAAGAGATTCTTCGCCGTTGGAATAGTTATGAGCTCTCTTTTGAAGAAAGGGATGCCCTTCTGGCCGAGATTATGGGAGACAAGGAGCTAGACCTATTTCCTGCAATCTACAGTGAAATGGATGAATGGGAGAGTGAAGCCGGCCTCTACCCTGATGTTCAAGACCCCAGATTTGCCGAGAAGCTCATGCGAAAACAGGAATTTGCAGAGAATAAACAAATAAGTGTGAAGGAACAAATGGAAGATGAAGTGAATCCATGTGACCCCAATAAAGAGTTTGAACTCACTCCAGTCCAACGTTTTGTCGGTCGTTTTCTTTCACCACAATGTCCCTATTTATCTGCCCTCCTTTTTCACGGAGTTGGTGTGGGAAAAACCTGCGCCGCAATCACTGTAGCCGAGAACTTCCTACGTTCCTTTCCGCGCAAAACTGTACTCATTGTCGCTCCTAGAAATATCCAGCCCGGTTTTCGCAGAACGATTTTTGACGATGAAACGCTAAAAATATCGGCGGAAGATGGGGTGGCCAATACTGTAAATGGCTGCACTGGCGACGCCTACTTGAAACGGACTGGCACAGAGTTTGAGAAAAATCCTTCTGTCATTATAAGTCGCATAAAAAGCAGCATTAATTCCCGCTATGCCTTCCTCGGCTACTTGCAGTTTCACCGATTAATTGAGGATGTTCTGAAAAAAGTTCCCAGGGGTCTAGAGGGAGAAGCAAAAAAGGCCGCGGAAAAACGTGTCCTACGTCGCGAATTCAGTGGACGCCTTGTTATTATTGATGAAGCACACAATCTGCGCGATACGCCTACAGAAGGGGGTGATGATGTAGATGTGCCTGGTGGAGAAATTGAATTATCCGAGACACAGGCCGGCAAGAAGTTGACGCCGAGCCTCTTAAAAGTTCTCGACGCCACAGATGGCATGAAATTGGTTTTGCTGAGCGGCACACCGATGTATAACTCCTATCGTGAAATCGTGTTTCTTCTCAAACTTCTTCTTCTTAATGACAAACGTATAACTCTTGCGGAGAGGGATATTTTCACCACGATTGGTACATTTAGAAAAGCGCAGCCAGGTAGGGCTGGCGGCGAAGAACTTCTCGGGGCAACTGCCTCCGCCTATGTAAGTTTTATGCGCGGCGAAAATCCCATGTCTTTCCCTGTTCGTCTAAAACCAGAAGGCATTCCTGCTTTGACAACCTGGCCCGCGAGAACTCCAACAGGTGTGGAAATTCCCGCTGCACATATTCCTCCTCTTATGCGCCTCCCTTTTGTAGAAGTACAATTTGAAGGCGACCAATCCAAAGCAATGTATCAGAGGATTTCAGAGGATTCAATTGAAGCGGGGGGGGTCGGTGTAGGAAGTATTGACGAAATGGTTCAATCTGGAAACTGGCTTTTTCCCAGCGACGCCGGTCCGCAAATACGCGACGCTGGATTTGACAGCTGTTTCGAAGAGAATGCAGGAGGCGGCACATCCCAGTTTACAATGCGTGGAGAAACTGGCTGGCTGCGTTCAGAGGGGCTGGGCCCGATTTCGCCCAAAGCCAAGTTTACCATTGAACACGCCAGAACGGCCAAAGGAATCGTCTTTATTTATAGCCGATTCATTAAATCCGGTGCATTACCTCTTGCCCTCGCTCTAGAAGCAAATGGTTATACTCCCTGGGGCGATAAACGGCCACTTTTGACAAATGGAAACCTCATTGGAGAAGGACGCCAATGTGCCCTGTGCGCAAAGAGAGAACGTACACATGCTGGTACGGACCATAAATTCATGCCAGCCAAGTATATTCTCATTACTGGTAGAGCATCTATTTCACCCAATAATCCCGCTGCAATACAGGCATCAAGAGCAAAAACCAATATGGACGGCCGCGAAGTAAAGATTATTATTGGCTCACAGGTCGCCTCAGAAGGTGTTGATTTCCGCTTTGTCCGCGAAATATATGTGTTTGACAGCTGGTTCCACTTGAACAAAATGGAACAAGTACTCGGTCGCGGCATTCGTACATGCTCCCACTCACTTCTTCTACCCGAACAACGGAATTGCACCGTCTATTTACTCGTCAACACATTTGGAGAGGGCCAGGATACGGAGACAGCTGACCTTTACATGTACCGAAATGCAATGCAGAAAGCTATACAAGTGGGTCGCGTAACACGCGTACTAAAAAGGTATGCACTCGATTGCAATCTCAATAGGGAGGCTATTATAGTCACAGGTCTTTCAACACAAAGGCATATTGATTCACAGGGAACTATTCGCGAAGAGGTAGATGTGAATGACACACCTTTCTCAAATCTATGCGATTGGATTGAAACATGCGATTATACGTGTGCAAAACCCGTTGTGTTTGACTCTAAAAATACCGACTTGTCAACTTATGACGAATATTCTGTGAGATGGAGAGAGAGTGAATTAAAAACCGCTATGAAGGGTCTCTTTGAAAAACAAGCAGAGTTTCAACTCTCTGATTTAATCGATATTATGTCAGATGTTATTCCTCCAAAGGCGGTCTCTGCGCTCTTGTCAGATATAGTGGGGAATCATTCGTTTCATATAAAAGTGAAAGGAAAAGAAGGATATATTGTCTATCGAAACGGCTATTTTCTTTTTCAGCCAGAATACCTTGCCGATATTCGTATTCCATTGGCGCTTCGTATTGCTGATTTTCCAGTAAAAAGAGATTTTTATGACCCTGCAACAATCAAGATTGAGGATGCCGCGGCTGCTCCTGTGGCCGCTGCCGCTGCCGCTGCCGCTCCTACAGAAGTCGCTCCTGAAGGAGAAGAGGCTGTTGTCCCCCCACCAGTTCAAGATACTTTCCTACAATACTGGGACCAAATCAAAGAGTGGGCGGCGGCAATAAAAAATGGTACGGTGCAGACAAGTGAAGAGTCACAGCCAATACATTTACCAGAGACAATTTATTGCATTCGCCCTGGATGTGCCCCTGGAATCTTGCAAAAGCGTTATACTGGTGGGGAAATAGAGAGGGAACGTTCATGGCTTATTATGGTGGGCTGGCTATATGAGCACATTCAGGGCAACAGCGATTTCTCTCCAGAACAAAAGTCAACCTACCGCTCTGCTCTTGCCAGGACATTAGTAGAATTAATCTGGGATGAAAGCATCCGACCTATTGAGCAGATGCGCCTCATGAAAGATGAAACGGCGCGACGGGCAGGGCGTGAACAAATCGTAGTACGGGATGGTGTAGAAGGATTCCGTTTTATAGACCCAATGACGGGACTTCTCAAATATATTTGCGGAGCCAATCCCTGCGCAGACGCAGTTGCGAGGAAACTAGATACTAATCCTGGAGACCCCCTTCTTACACTGAAAGTAGATAATGTGCACACGGGGGCAATATATGGATTTATTGTTCCCAAATCAAAGGAGAGGCGACTTATCTTTAAAACAAGCAAACCGCCTGCCCCTGGAGCAAAACCCGAAAAGGGCGGCGAATGTTCAATTATTAGTACTATTTCCTACCATATTACAATGTTGAAAGAGATTGCGGAACTTCTTGTAGCAGAAGGATACCCAAAATTCATTCTTGAAGATTCTATCCTCGATTCTAAACAACAAATCAAAAAAGCGCGTGCAGAAGCAAAAGCTGCTGGAGTTGCACCGGCAGCAAATCCTGTACACAAGGACCGGATTTTTGAAAATGCCATTCGGGCCTGTGCTTTAAAAAATATCATTCTACGCTGGATGACAAATATGCAAGGCGGCAAAGAAGGAGAGACGAAACTCTACTTTTATCGCCCCATTGCGGCTTTGAAAACGGGCCACAAGGGTATTATTTCCAAGCAATAGCCTTTACGGTAAAATTGGAACAGTATTATTCCGAACCTGCCAGTAGTTAGTATGAACTATGTTGCACTTTTCGAAGAGCAAGTTGCATTAACGCCCAAAGACCTCTCACAGAATATTGAGTCGATTGACACAATTCTGAAAGAGAAGTTGCAGAAGAAGTTAGAAGGAAAGTGTTCCAGAAATGGATTTGTGGTTCCTGGAAAACTTTCAGTTCTGAGTCGTTCCATGGGAACAATGGAGCGAGGCCGTTTCACAGGAAGTATCCTTTTCCATGTTCAAGCAGAAGCTGAAGTACTGAATCCCCCAGAAGGAGCCACTCTAGAAGGCGTGGTTATTCGCAAAAATAAGATGGGCATGTATGTCTCTTATAGTGTAGATGACTCTAAAAAAGAAGATGCAATTCGTGTGATTATTCCGCGTGACTTGCATATTGGCGATGAAAACTTTGAGAAGGTTGAGATTGGCGAGCGGGTGAAAGTGCAGATTAAAAAGTCGCGATTTCAGATTAATGACCCCTACATTCTTAGTGTTGGCGTGCTACTGGGCTCAGTGGGAAAGGTGGCCCCTGTAGAGCCAGTTGTTGCTGTTGATATGCCTGCTATAGAGGAAGAGGCTAGAGGTGCCACAGAGGACGCTTCCGCAGAAGATGAAGGGGCTGCTACGGATGAGGAAGCTGCTGCAGAAGATGAGGATGAGGCCGTCTTTGATGAAGGGGATGCCCCCGTACTTGAGGCACAAGAAGAATAAGATGCGGTAAGAGTATCTGGAAGTTCACTAATCTAAAGATTAGAATGAGTGCATCTGCCGCAACTCTTACAGCAGAAGAATATGAAGAGAGACGGCATTTTGCCGAAGAAGTCAAGTTACTCACAAAGACAGAAATGGAAGAGATTTTTAAAATATTAAAAGAACTTAAGGCCGAGTTCAGCGAAAATAGCAACGGGGTTTTTTTTGATGTGTCCAAACTTCCGGCCGAAATATTTGGACGCATTCAAACCTTTATGGCCTTTTCCAAGAAAAATCGTGTAGAACTTTCTGTGCGCGAAGAAGAATACAAGAAAGTACAAGAATCTCTCGAAGCCTCTTACTGAGACAGAAAACACAGCATGGTACTAAAGCATCCCCACTATATATATCTAAGATGAATCAGTCCCCTAAACAGGTCCTATCCACACTACAGTCGTGGGCAAAAGAAAATCCCCATCGGAAGCTCAAGGTGGTTCCGATTGAGATTTCTGCCGTTTCTGATACGCAGGAGGGTGTGGATGCACCAGCAACAGTGGCAGGAGGCTTTGTCCCAACGCCGTTGGAACCTCCTGGGCCACTCAGCCTCTATTTATGGAAGACTGACCCGGAATTTCGCGCAGGAACTGCCCCTGTTCGTCGCACAATTCTCCGAAACATGATTCTGAAAATCAATGAACGTGCAGAGGCAGAGTTACGTGGAGCCCGTTGGGGTCGTAAGAAAGTGATAGAGCAGTTGGCTGCCCAGCAGACTTCAGCAGTTTCCCCGCCAATGGACACTCCCGAGCTTGATACGGCAATGTGCGCACTGTTTGGCTATCAGAAGCTGGTTGTAGACGAAGCAGGCAAGAAAATCGCTTTTTTTCCTGCAGACCCCCGCATATGGAGTGCGGAATTTCCCGTCTGGGGATGTACTATGGGCTCTCGCGCGGCCCTGCATCGTCCTGGCGAGGAATCTGTGGGACAAGGTCTTGCGCAATGGGTATGCGACCGTGAGCGCGAGGGATGGAAGGTTGATTGGCCTATCTACGACGGCACCCTTGAGGAAATCAAGAAGATTATGGAGGGGCGAGGGACGAGTGTAGGGGTGCGCCTGGAGAAGCCAAAGAAGGCAGATTGGGCCGCTGCCCTCGGTCGCGCAGACGCCATTGCGGCCCTTGGGCGCATCATGAGTTAATTATCCTACTTTACGAGTGATTTTAAATCACCCTATAAAGTAAGATGGTAGACCAAGAGTGGTTCAGTAACTGGAAGGAACTTGGTCCATTTCTTTTAGAAAATACTGGTAATGTTACTATAAGTTGTATTGCACATATTAACAATAATTTTTACGCAATTGCTACATATAATGACCATGGGGCTGCACTTGAAATATTTGAAATATCAGATAAACAGGGCGCAACCTCCTTTAAAAAAATAACATCACTCCACGCAAATCAAATGGCAGAAATAAAATCAATTACGCCTCTATCAAATAATAAATTGGTTACAGCATCAACAGACAGAGTGCTACGTTTCTATGATTTAACTAAAAATTTGCCTTCTACACAACTTCCTACAATAGGCATACCCCTGTATAAACCTATTCTATTTGGACAAAGTCTCTTTTATATCGCAAAAGAGGAAGATTGCAGGGAACGTCAATGCACTCGAGGTCATAAAATACAGTTAGTAGAAGTAAACCAACAAACTTACAAGAATGAAGGAAACCCCGTGATAATAAATCCTCCCAAGCAAGCTATTCCTACATGTTTTGCATTTGTTGATATTGGTGGTGTGACCAAATTAATAGTTGCATTTGACAACGGACTTCTCTACAATACACAACAAATGACTAATAAAGATGTAATATTATTACAAATATTTGAGTTTAAAAATCCAAAGGGGGGGCAATCCGTTATTACAGATATGACAGTTATTGAAGACGGACGTTTAGTTATTATTTATTCATCTGGTGATATTTTTATAAGTATCAACGAAAATAAAAATGAGTTTGAGTTATTACAAGATTCTATAACAGATATTCATACTGGAAATAATCATCTATTGAGTTTGCCTGGTAATATTGTAGCCGCTTCGTTTAAAAGATTCGAATATCCAAAGCCCTTTCCTACTCCTGAAGAAATTGCTAGTAATAATTTAATTACCAAAGTTGCATGTGGCGTATATATGAAACTTCAACCTAATGGACCTATGGTTCAAAATGGTTTGCGTATATGGTATGGTCAACAAGAAGAAATTGTTGGATTATCCATGATTCCTCCTGGGATTATCGCAGGAGATTTATCATGGATGTCAGTAAGCAAAGATAAAGTATATATGTTGCATACATATAAGAAGCCTGTTGCCCTGCCCCCCCCACCCCCTCGGCTCCCACCGCAGGCTGCTACGCCACCCCTACCAAGACCGCCAAAAGTTTTAAAACGCCTTCCCCCCCCTCCTTTACCAGCCATTTTACCAAGACCAAAACCACCTGGAGTAAATGCCGAAACACAATCAGAAGATGAAAATACATATAATTCACCTGAAAACGCTTTTGATGAATACCCTCCAGTCAATACTAAAGAAATTGGAATCGAAACAGAAACGCCACTAGAAACAATACCAGAAAATATACGTGTAAATGCCTCAACTACCCCTAATATTAATGTAACAATACAGGATATTAAAATATTGCACGGTAATAAAAGTACCCCCTATGAGTTGCAACACGCCGATGGTGATCACGTGAGTATTATACGCGTAAAAGCTGCAAAGGAAGACACGGTCGCATACGTAATTCCAACAATAGAAGAGCGGCCTGGAATGAAGTTACAGTACCACCTTCATGAAAGCAATGAAGGGTGGATTGATATTGAATCTGGTGCCCAAATACCCTTTAATCTTATTGAAGGAGTAAATCAAATGGACCTCCAAGTAGTTTTAATAAAGCGCAATAGACTCAATGCTGGCAAGAATCCTATTAATAAAAATATGCAGCCTGTTGTAAAAAGCTATACTATATATATTCTAAAGCCAGAAGATGTATATCTCGAAAATCTGCAAATATTTGGTAGGGATAGAAATTCAAATCTAATTAGATTTAATAGAAATACACTACAGTATTCTGTAAAAGTCGACAAAAATACAGAATTTGTTCTTATTATTCCTAAAGCCCCTAAAAAGTTTGAACTTACATATTTACTCGGTGATGAATCAAAGCCTGTAAAATCAGATGTGCCATTAAAAGTTTTTTTAAAGGATGGGATAAACACTGTTACAATAAAAGTTAAAGGGGTTCTAGGAATAGAGGTCGAGTATAAATTTAGTATTACTCGAGAGGGAACAGGGTGGTGGGTTCCAGCAGATATGGGATTGCCCACTTTTATGAAAACAAATAAAAATACAACCAGAGCAAAAAATATTATGAGAGAAATGCGATTGGCAAATCAGACACGGCGGCGTATAAATGCCGATAAAGCTTCTGCAGAGGCGAGGGCAAAAGCAGAAGCAGCGGCGGTACGCATACAGCGTCTGAAAAATGCTAGGTCGGGCAAACTTGTTTCCCTTGCATCAAGTCGCCCTAGCACTCCTCGTCCTGACACTCCTGTTACTCTTCGCCCCGCCACTCCCGTAAATCAGGGGCGCCTTAACGCACTGCGGGCAGCACAAGAAGAACGGGGGCGCGCAGCCGCCGCTGCGCTTGCTGCTTCACGCTCTACAACTCCTGCAACCTCTGAACTACGCCCTGGGGTCTTTAGACCCACGAGCCCTCAACGGAGCATGTTTAGTGGGCGACCTCGCACCCCTACAAGACCCGTGGCTGCGTGGCGTAGAGGTGGTTCTCGCAAGGTGCATAGGCGTACAAGGCGGAGAAAAAGCCGTCGCGTACGTCGATGAAAATACCGTGAAAAAACAAAATCATTGCCGCCGCTTACGACGGAACCGTTTTGTTCGCCGTCTCATAGCCCCGCCTTTTTTAGCTTTTTTTGCAGCTATTGCTGCTGCAAGATTAAAATTGCTGAACAGGGGACTTGTAGGACTAGCATTACTGAAGGGGCTTACAGGAGTTCTTTCACTGTATTGCATTGGTAAAGGCTTGGCAAAATTTTTCCTTAACGTGTCAGGTGCTTCTTCATAAGCATGTAACATTCTTACAAAAGAGTCATCGTACAGCACATTAATCATTTCAATAAGGGCCCCTTTATTCTCTTTAATCGCCTCTATTTTTCTCTTAAGTAAAATACTATATTTTGGCAAATATTTAAACAGATTTTTGCCTCCATTTTCCGCCCTTCCTTCTGCCCGTTCCATTAGGCTGACAACATGTCCCAATATTTTGTGGAGGTCATCAATAGTCATTTTATGTAATGTGCTGTCCATTCTATCTTGCTAGTATAAAATTGTTTGGCCGCGGGCGTCCAAAGCTAAACTACATAGAGTAATAGAGGCCACCGTTCCATGGAACTATTTTCAGCAGAAGCGGGAGCAATTAAGGCACGTATCACGGATTGGCTTGGCCGCCCCAATTTCGAACTAGAATCCACTTTTGGCCCCAATGGCGAAGTAGATGCAGTCACCTTCCTCGCGGTTGCGCAGAGACTCAGGGCAAAAGGGTATGCCGCCCTGCCACAGGGTGATTACATGACCATCATCACCCCGGAACATATTCGTTATACTATTAATAGTCTCGGCGTAATCCAGGCCTATTGTGAAGACGATGTTCTCGCGGGAAAGCCGTATGATGCCATGATAAAAGACCGCGCCACTGCCGATTCCCAAGTTGACCTCGACGATTATAATACACGCATCAAGCTGCGTCGCGAGACGTCCATGGCCCCCGATGATGCCCAAATCAAGAAAATGTTCGAGACCTGGCTACAACAGAGAAAAGCCTTTCGCATGATTCGGCGATGGTCTTTTGAGACTGACGGACTGCGTATTGATATGTCCATCGTAAGGAGTACATCAAAGACGCGCTCCGGTGACTACAAATGGCAGCGCAAGTTCCGCGAACAAGACATTATGAAAAATCCCCCCTCCTACGAAATCGAGGTGGAACTCCTCCATAAACCCGATGACACGGTTGAAGCCGCAATGAAACGCCTCGTTAAAGGCACCGGCGAAATTCTGCGTGGAATCCAAAAAAGTACCGTCCTCATCCGCAAATCCGTCGCAGACAAGGTGCGCGCGGCCTACAAGGAACTTGTCGGGACTGACGCATTTCGCGGCCCTTCTCTCATCACCCTCCAAAAAGAGAATTTCAGCGCGGAAACCGTCAAGGAGAAGCCCAATATTCGCAATGGATATAATGTAACAGATAAGGCCGATGGCCTCCGCTGCCTTGGCTTCATTGACGGAAAAGGTGACTTCTTTCTCATTGATATGGGCATGAATGTTTATCGCACCGGCCTCAGCCGCCCCGAGCTTCGCCTCTCCCTTGTTGACGGCGAATGGGTCACAAAAACAAAAGACGACCCGCCCAAGCCTATGCAGCAGTTTCTGATATTTGACGTGTTCTTCATGACGGATAAACGTCCCGTGAGCCAGTTTCCTTTTCAGGCCGGTGCAACCCCCCCAGTTGCTGCAGGAGAACCTCCTCGTGAGGCCCTTCCCGCAGAAGATAGTCGCCACTTTCAACTCAAAGCATGGGCCTCCGCCTGGAATGCCGGTGATGGGCCCAAATCTATTGCCGGCCTCACGGCACAAACTAAACTCCAAGTTTCTGCAAAAGAATACCATTTTGCCAAAGCAGGCGACCTCAGCATCTTCCGCGCCGCCACGCGCGTCCTCACTGCCGCGCGCCCCTATTACACCGACGGTCTCATCTTCACTCCAAATGCCACCCCCCTCCCCGCAAAAGCCGGCACCACTTTCTGGGAACAGTTCAAATGGAAACCCCCCGCCGATAATACTATTGACTTCCTCGTAAAAACGGAAAAAATCACCGGGTCCAAAACAGAGGACAAAATCAACGTCGGAATCAAACCTGGCGGCACGGCCGAAACAATCTCCTACAAAACTCTCCGCCTCTTTGTCGGCTCTCGTAATGAAAATCCCCGTGATATTGTCCTCGGCAAGCAAGATCTTCCTGCAAGAGACAGGACGTACCAAGGGCGCCGCGGCGGATCTGATTATAAACCCGTCCCTTTCACTCCGAAGGAGTTCCCTGATCCCCTTGCTTCTTATTGCTGCCTCCCCGTACAACGTGACCCAGATACGGGCGAAGAGTTTGTAATGACGGAGCACACTGGAGAACCCATTCAGGACACGACTATTGTAGAAATGGCCTACGACCCATCCCAGCCCCCCAAATGGCGCTGGAAACCCCTGCGCGTCCGTATGGACAAGACCGAACGTCTTCAACGCGGAATCCTCAGTCGTACTTTGAATTCCGATGCTAATGCAGAAGGTGTGTGGAACAGCATATATGACCCTGTCACAGAAACAATGATTAAAACTGGAAGTGAAGAGCCCACCGCCGCAGAGTTGGCCGCCCTAGGTGGCAAACAACGCGAGGGAGCCGCTCGCCAATATTTCGACCGCGAAGGCCAGATTGATACAGAGGCACTCACGGCCGGCATGAAAAAATTTCACAGCCGCTATATCAAGGAAAAGATTCTCTATAATGTTGGACTCGGGGGCGGCGATAAAACACTCCTTGAACTTGCATGCGGTGTAGCCGGCGATCTTCATAAATGGATGCGCATGAATGTATCCTTTGTTTTCGGCGTCGATTATGCCTCCAAAAATATCATGGACACCGCCGACAGCGCCTATAAACGCTATATGGAACAAATGGTGGAACGCGGCGGATACGAACGAGTTGCGCCAATGATATTTGCAATAGGAGATTGTTCAAAGATTATTGTAAATGGCGATGCAGGCGCGAACGAGCATGAAAAGGATTTGATGCGCTCCGTCTTTGGCCGCACACTTCCCGTAGAACCCGTTCCCACTTTTGTAGCAGAAGTGGGTGCATCTCGTCTCAAAATGGGCGCAGATTGTGTAAGCTGCATGTTTGCCATTCACTACATGTTCGAGACAGCAGAGAAATTCGGCGGGTTTCTGCGCAATCTGAGTGACACAATGAAGGTTGGTGGCTACTTTATAGGGTGTTGTCCAGACGGCCAGAAAATCTTTGAAATGCTGCGCGAAACAGAGCCAGGCCAGTCCAAGAAAGGTGAACAGGACGGCGTAGCTCTCTGGGAAATCCGTAAACAATATGATGTAGATGATATTCCTGCCGGCGATGACGGATTTGGCCTAGGTATTGATGTCGAATTCATTACGATTGGAAAAGGGCATCGCGAGTACTTGGTTCCATTTGCCCTGTTGGAGGACAAGTTGCGCACGATTGGTTGTGAGTTACTCACAAAAGAGGAACTGAAGGAAGTTGGCATGGTGAACTCGACGGCGACCTTTGACGTCAGTTGGGAAATGGCTAGGAAAAAGGGTGATGTATTTGCAATGGGAGATACAATTAAGGAATTCTCTTTCATGAATCGCTGGTTTATCTTTAAGAGGAAACGACAGGAGTCCATGGCAGCGGCCATTGTGTCTGAATCGGCGCGCAAAGTAAATACAGTTGCTGCTAATACTTCTGCAGCAGCAGCAGCAGCAGCAGCTCCCACCGTAGGCCGTGCCGCAAACGCCAAGGCAAATGCTGCCGCACGTTCCGCCGCCGCTACGGCCCTCCAAGGACAGGCCCCTGCCACCCTACAAGCAATGGCCGAAGCGGCTCCTGGCGCTGGAGTTCCCTTTACACCCGCAAGGACTGTTCCTGTAGAGGCAGGACCCGCAGAAGACCCTGCTCGCGGCCGCCCATTTACAGAAGGAGAAGTCTTTCTCTTTTATGGAAAAGCCTCGGCCAGAAAAGACACACTCGGCATCAAAGACGCCGGTGCCGCTCGTTGGCTCGCCCCTTCTGCAAGATTCTCCCTTCATGACCCAGAAACACCTGAAGTGATATATCCAACCATGGAGCACTATATTGGTGGCATGCTCGCAAAACTTGCAACAAACAAAAAAGAGCTCGCTGTAACACTCTTTAGCCGCGAAGGAACCATCCATCAAAAGTTTCTCAATGACCGCCTTGCCCTTACAGACCAAGGTACTCGCCCTCTCAGCGAAGAAGACGACTTCAAACTCCTAGAAGCCGAGGTCGCGGCAGTCAAGGATGCCATGCGCGCGCCCTACTTGAAAAAGTTCGGCGCCGTGATTAATGTCACTGACTGGGCGACTGTCAAGGACCGCGTACTCCAGGAAGCTGTAGAACAACGCTGGAAAAGTGATGCACGCTTCCGCAAGATTATTGAGGCCGCACGTGAGCGTGGCAAGTATCTCCTCTATTATACACCTGGCTCCACATCAAGTAATGTTGGTGGAGTCAGGTCATCACAAACAGGCCGCATTGAAGGCGAGAACCGTATTGGCAAAATCATGATGCGCCTCGCCGGCTATCCAGATTAGTTAATACGCACCTTAAAAAGGCCCACCCCAATACGATACTTTTCCTCCTCGTACTCTGTCACGGCCCAACCGTAGGGTGCGAATGATTCCTCTTCAAGAATCTTCTCAAACGTTAAGTTTTCATAAGGAAATGCCTTCCCATATGCAACGAGAATAAATGTGTCAAACTTTTTTACACATTCGATTAAAGCCGCCTTTGCCCCTTCATAAGAGGTATAGACGACTTGCTCAATATTATTTTGCTCAGGAATCCCCATTGTATAGTTGTCTGACATATTGTCCTGAAGAACAATCATATATCCAAGTGTTGGCGGCATATTCTATATTTTACAAAGAACAGTGGTTCGTAAAATTATACGCACCGCCCTTCTGCCTCCCATATAGAATGCCGGCCCAACCTTGGCAAGAACTTACGTTTAAAAATGCTCATCCAAGAGATGCCCACATGACATTTGATGAACCTACCCATATTTATACAATAAAAGGAAGTTCTAAAGGAGTTATTTCCTGCACCGGATTTCTCCACGAGTTCTTCTCCCATTTTGATGCAGAAGCCGTTATTGCAAAAATGATGTCCTCGCCCAAATGGCAACAGAACAAATATTTTGGTATGACGGCAGCAGAAATTAAAAAGCTATGGAATGATAGTGGGGCGGCAGCCAGTGCTGCAGGGACCGCACTTCACCTTGCCATTGAACAGTTCATGCATGGACATCCGGAACTAATAGATCCTGCCGTGCTTCCCACAAAAGAATGGGGATATTTTGAAAATTTCTGGAAAGATGTCTCTGGCGATCTCGTACCCTATCGAAGTGAGTGGGAGGTTTGGAGTGAAGAACATAAACTAGCCGGCTCCATTGACATGGTCTTCTACCGCAAATCCGACGACTCCTATGTTATTTACGACTGGAAACGGTCAAAGGAAATCAAAAAGCAGGCTTTTGGCGGCGCAACAGGACTCGGCCCCGCTGCACATTTACCTGATTGCAACTATTGGCATTATACCCTCCAGCTCAATGTATATCGCTGGTTTCTAGAGACGTTTTACGGCCTTAAAATCAGCGACATGTATTTGGTCATATTCTATCCAGAAAATGATAATTACAAACGGTTTCGTCTAAATCGCCTTGATGACGAAGTTCAGGGGATGATTACTGCTCGCTTGCGAGCGGTTCTTGCTGGGGCGGGGAAGGTATTGTTTGAAGAGGAGCAATAGGAATTGGCGCTGCGCCTGGAACGGGATTTACTGTTGTTGAGCCAATTCCTGGGACAAATTGGTCGGGTTGTGATAAAGGGATTGCTTGGGCTGGCAGCCCTTCAGCAAAAAACTTTAATGCGTCGGCCTGCCCCCTGTAACTTTCAGGAACTAGCTCTGCAGCTGGAGGGGGTGGTATAGAAGTTGGTGTTGGTGTTGCTGCCGCTTCTGCCTGACGCGCTGCCGCTGCCGCTTCTGCCTGACGCGCTGCCGCTGCCGCTTCTGCCTGACGCGCTGCCGCTGCTGCCGCTTCTTCTGCCTCCCTCTGCTGCCCAGCTTCTGCCTCACGCGCTGCCGCCGCCTCTTTTGCTTTTTGCCGTATTTTTTCCAGCCCCGCCTGTATCTGCTCCTTTGTCTTTCCTGCCGGCGCAGCTGCCGCAATAGGAAGTTCAAGCCCAATCACACCAGGTTTCGCCTTCAATGTAGCCTCCAATATATTCAGAAGGCCCCGTGGCATATCATCGAGCTGCAGGAATTGCGGCTCTTCTGGATTAAGTACTAACACTCCCGCCCCTTTTTCATCTATGACAATAACTGGAACTGGCATCTTCTCATTCAATAGGCGCGCTGGCCGACGTCCCATAAATTGCGGAGGGTCCTCTCGCAAATCTATTTGCAGAATATTTCCACCCATTTTTCGAACAATTCTTGATAACATCTGGTCATTCAAACTACGCGTTTCAGCCGCCAATCCAATATCCGCAGGCAATACACGCATAGGTATAACCAGCGACTCCAGATTTGCACGTAGCAGGCGAAGAGCCCCCGTCTTTGGATCCGCCCCCCCAGAACCATTCAATACAGCAACAAGCCGCTCCGAAAGAGCCGTACCTGGCGTCTCCGCCGCCAAAGAAACTTCCCTCTTAAATCGGCCCATCTCTTCCAGAAATCGCGGCTCTTCATTCGGCGTGTCAGCCCATTTCAAACGTAGCAGCTCAAACCAAGCACTCGACCGCTCTGGAAAAATCACCTGCGCACTTGGGTCACCCTCCACTTTTGATTCGATTTTCACAGGCTTATCAATGACCGCAAATCTACTCACATCCTTCTCCAAAAGTTGCCGCCGCCTCTCACCATACCGCAGCAGCTCCTCTATTAATCGCCTCATAAGAACTTTAGAAGCATTCACTTTCTTCTCCTGGTCCCCCAGCTGCGTTGTCTCTGGAACATGTAACATGCACGCCCCACCCTCCTTCCATGCACATCTTCCACTACAACTCTCCCTGTCTTTCACTGTACAATCCACGCGTAATAAAGAGACGTCCATTCCCTTTCGCGCATCTTCATCATAAAAATCCGTGGTAATCCACCTCTCTATTAAAGGCGCAAGCCGTATTTCCATCCGCTTCCTCTTTTCAAAAAGAGGAAGACGCCCTGTAAATATTATTTCCTCTAACTGCTTCCTAAACTTTCCATTATCCTCCCTTGACGCCAACCAGTTCGAAAATGTAAGACGAAGATGTTCGAAAATCTCCTGGAATTCATTTATTGTCAGCCTCTGCTCCTCTCCAGGAACCGCCCCCTCCTTCTCCTCTAAACAAATCTCGTGATTCTTACTCCATTCAAACTCTGACACATTCCGTGTAGGTAATCCCGCGAGTTGTGCAGCCGCCTCCTCCGTCGACGGAGGTGCAACGGGAATGTAAAGGCGATTCATAAGCTGTATTGCAATAATTGCATCAGTATTAGAATCTTTTATAATCCACTGCGGAATAAATCGCGGATAAAAACCAAATCTCGGCTGAATATACTTTTTATAAAATATTAATACTTGCTCAATCGGCGCAGGATTCAAATCCATGTCGTCCCAATCAAGATAAAGTTTATTATGAGGAAACAGAGCACCATCATCTACTACAGGAAGAATAATGCTATAGTAGTTCTTATCACCTCTCTCTTTGAATACAAGACCTCCAATGTGATTATAAGAATCACGTACAACTCCGTCAAAAATAATGGCAGAGTTCTTCTCCATAAGAGTCCTTGCATAAGAAGCAGGAATCATTGCATTTGAAGACATTTTTCCCTGCGATGTATATATTGCGCGACCAGGAGAACTACATTGCGCCATGAATTCACTCAACCTTTTGCGAACAATAGGAGGCCAACCCTGCCCTGATTTATTCATTATGTCAAACTGAAAAACAAGGTCGTACACTTCCAACACTTCATCCGCTTCTTGCGCTGAACGCCTCTCTTCACTATTATCTACATGAAAGATTGGTTCCCATATTCCAGACCAATGGTGAAAGAGGAAGGCGACATCATTGCGATTCATTAACTCGGCATTAAATCCATAGGGGGGGCAGCGGATTTTCACTTTTCCCGTTTTTAAAATGTCCACCACAATAAACGTTATTCCGTGCTTATATTCTCTGCGCAGAAGATTGGATTGCGCACACAAGAGCGCGAATTGCCGATATTCCTTCTTCGTTTTATCAGAAAGAAGCCACTCTTGAAAGGAGTAATAACTCACATAGGCGCGCAACACTGCCTCTTCAATCTCTTCGTGAATATCCACACCAAGTTCCTGCGATGCCCAGAGTTTCAATTCAGCTTTCGACGGAGTATTTACAGAAGAATTTGCAGGATCGTAAAACTCTATTGCCAGATTTCCATAGTTGAGAGCAAGGAAATCACGCGGCTCCACATTTGCCAAAATATGCTGCTTCATCTCGCCCGCAGTATTTTTATTATAAAAAGGGGCCAGAGCTGCCAGGAAACTATCGCTCTGAAAACGATGGCGATTCTCAACTGCAACTCGCAGAAATCCGTGGCCATCTGGTTTTATCTTCTGAGGATTAAATGCACGGCTTACAAGATTTGTAGGGTCCTGGTCGAAGAATTCATTTAGCACAAGAGGAAGCAGGCCGATTTGTGCCTCTGGTGCACCGCGCGTTCCTGGCCCCCCAACATCCAGAGGAAGCTTTTCCGCTCCTATTATATACTTCTTTGTAACACTGAAAAGAGTCGTAGAATAACTTACTACTGCACGAGGATTTGCCTGCCGTGTTGCCTCTAGTTCGTCTTCAAAACGCGTTTCATCTCCTTCTCTCGCCAACTCGGTCTCCGCCGCAGAAGTTACTGCACGCGCAGCCGTTTTCGGTACAATGCCCCACTCCCTATATTTGTCAAACTGCTTGTCCTTGAATTGAATCGGCATATTTTCTATGAAACAACAGGGAAGGTAATATCCTTCTGGATGCGGCGTCTTACCAAGAAACCCAATATAGAGATGACGTTTATCATGTGTAGGAGGTTTGATTACTCTCTCCAGAATCGTCTGGCCTGGCGCAGGATGCAGTTTATTTGTAATGAGTTTTCCTCTGCAAAAAGGACATTCTCCAGAATTTTTCTTAGCATTTAATGGCCTACGCATCTCCGTACTGCGGAGGTCAACCTCTCGAATAAGTATCTCATCTCGCGTACAGAAGAACCTACAGCACAAATAGTAATTCTGTTTTTCCGGACTCGACCCATACTTTAACACTGTGAAAAAGTCTTGCTCTGGTACTCCTCCTGCAGGCTTCTCACCTGGCTGAAGAGGATATACTTGAAAGACGACACCGTCTTTTGCGTATTCTTCTCGCATTTCCTGGAACTTTTCCTCTGAAAGAACCGCCGGCTGCCTCCCATATGTCGGCTGGCACTGACTCACATATCGCTTCAGTGATGGATTTGTCCTCGTATAATCAAATAAACGCTGGTCTGCTTCTCTCAACTTATTGAGAAAGAAGTTTGCAATACCTTTTTCTGATGTAGAAGACACTTCTTCATCTGCGGCAGCGGCAGCAGGGACAGCGGCAGCGGCGACACCCTCTAACTCTTCCCTTGGTCCCACTATAGTAGTAGCAATCTCTCTCTTCAAATCAATAGGGGGTTTTGCCTCCTCTCCTTGACGTTCCCCTGCAAGAGGTGGTTCAGGGCGCCCTTCACCCTCTAAACGAGCCGCAGCAATCGCCTCCACTTTTGAATCAGAGTCTGCCACTGCTAAATCCGCATCCTCCTGGTCATAGGCAAAAGAAGACGCAAAGTCCAAATAGTCTCGAAACTCATCTGGAGGAGCCTCTTCTTCTTCGGCAGCGCCCTCGGCTTCGGCCTCGGGCTCGGGCTCGGCCTCGGCCTTGGGCTCGGCCTCGGCCTCGGCCTTGGGCTCGGCTTCAGCGGCAACTTCTTCACCACTTTCTTCACCACTTTCAGATTCACTCTCTTCTGCAGGAGGGCGGTATTCTTCTGCCTTCAAACAAGTTCGTACTTCCGCCTTATTAATCTGCAAATCTTCTGAAGAAGCACTCATTAGTACAGAAAGAGCTGTCATAATCCGCTGTAAATTCTCCAATGAGTTCACTTCATATAAATGAAACGTGTAAAAAGGATGCTGGGCAAAAATGGCCACGTCAATCCCAGAGTTGTTTTGTTTCATATACTCTTTCGTTTCTGGAACAACTAGAGTAATATCACTCTGGCTCTGCAACTTTTTTGCCACTTGCTTCTTTGCTTCCTCGTAATCAATCTGGAATTCCATCTCCACTAATTCCACTAAATCGCGGACATAATCATCTCCACGCAAAATCTTCCTCTGAATCACCTGCGTCAGAAACGTCTGTATACGGTCCTCTCGCGCAAAGTTACTCACCATCTTAAAACGCAACATTACCATTGGTTTCTCACCTGGAAGAGCCGCTATTTCCTGAAACATAGAAGAAAATATAGGAAGGCGCTCTCGCATAATACGCGGAGTAATAATAGTCGCGCCCTTTTGAAGCCGCAGGCCCAAAACGAATTTTCCTCTCATCAACTCTGGAATGGCCTTAATATAGGAAAGGCCCGCAAGCCCCTCTACCAACTGTTCGTCGAAATTGTTCAAATCATTGCGCGGCTCCAGCTTCTTCATCCCCTTTGGAGGTTCCACAATACAATCAGCCGTCCCGTCATTCAGAAGACGCAAAGTTGCGTAAATGGGAGGAACATTTGCCACACCCTTTCGCAATAATATTTTTGCAAATGCATAATCCTGCTCAGGAGTGGGAGACCTTTCTTGCGACCATTGTACAATAAGATTAGGGTCCTGAATATCCGGCGTCTTACCATCCTTTAAAAATATCTTACTCATTGCAGAACCCTCTGTAGGAATGAGACGAATGAATGGCCGCCTCTCATCTACAATCGTCTCGTAAAACTGCGCGTCAATCCCCTGAATATTCTTCTTTGTATCCCAGAAGATTTGCAGGAATTTCACACCCGCCATTGTAAGTTCCACCAGAGGTATATCATCCCTTTTCAACACAGCCTCTATAATCGTAAGGAACTTCTGCCTACACTTTAAAATAGTCGAAGCACGCTTGGCATTCTCCAAAGCAGTGAGAGTCGGCTTACCTACAGAAGCAACTGACAAATGAGGAAACATGGCGTATAACCGGCCATTCCATTCGAGTTCGCTGGGTGGCTTTGGACCAGGTATTGCACGCAATAAATCTACATATAAATAAGCATGAAGGGTTGGTATACCAGAGGCGATTCCCTTCTTGAAGAAGGCGTCCTCAATCGTGAGGCGCTCTCGATTAATATACGAAACTAACTTCCTGTCCCCTGTAGAATCTACAAAACGACTGTCAATAGGGATTCCACCTGATGCAAGAGTAAAAGGACTGTCAATCTTGAAAGGGGCTTCTTGAGTTACGCCAGGGAAATTCCATGAAAAATCGACAGGAGCTGTCTTGCCGCTTAGAAATGATGCACCGGGTTTACTGCCGTGCATACAGAGGTAGACATTGTCAGGGTGGTACGCATCCTCTCGACCTCCTTCATTGTAAAGGGCAATCTTAATATCCTTCAGAGTCATAAAAGGGAACATGTCGCGGAGTGTAACAATGACGGGAGGGACTTTTGGCCGAGTATGAACATGTACTTCAATTGTGCCAGAAGGTATTGATTCGCGGAAGGATTTGAGAGGAGCTGGGCGAAGAATTTTCTGTATAAACTCTTTTATCCCTTCTAGGGCAACATCTTCTTCTGCCATTCTAACGGTAAAGGAGGATAATAAATGGTTAGTCAAGCGCCAAAGGCAAACGGTCAAGGACCATTTATCTTTGTAACAGAGCCAAATTTATTGTGAAAAATCTGTGCCGTCTTTTGACGGGTCATATGTGGGCTGGTCGGTGATTTTCATACCACAATAGGATACGGGATGCGCACGGAAATCACGGTGCGAATAAATCCCTACTTTTTCGGCCTCTTGTAAGAGCCAGGCGAAATTATTCCAAAAGTCTGGGCCATGACCGATTGTTTCCGTAATCATATGACCCATTTCGTGAATTGCCACAAATGTCACAATGTCTTCTTGCACAATCGTCTCGTCTCCATTCTCTCTCTGTCGGAGACAGAAATGCACTGCTTCGCCCTTATTGACACTGAAACTTGTGAACTCGTCTTCTGGCGTCGATTCCTTGAAGCGATTCGGATTTGCCTCGAAATTGCGGGACAATTGCTTCACTTGCGGTTTATCGGGCACGGTGGATTCGAGGTGTATTTTCAACTTATTCATCTTGATACGGACTCTGGCCATTGTGTCGGCGGCCTCCTGCTTGTCTGGCATATCACGTACAGTGTACGTCTGACCATCTACATTGCTCTTTACTTGCGTAGAAGGATATTCAGAAGAACCTATGCCAACGTATCTCAGAGCGTAATTAAGAGTTCCTGCGAGATCGCCCATTCTTATAGTGGCGGATATTTCTTCTTTTGCGGCGAATCGTGCGGCGCCTGCCGCCCTTAGTGCTGCGGGTTGATACTGAGGTTCTTCTAGACTCTATTGACGGTGCACCTGAGGGGGGAGTATAACTTCCTACCCTTTCAGGGATTTGAGGACTTCTAGTAGGACTCCCTCTAGCAATAGCACTCCTTTGAGATGGACTTCTATTTGCAGAAAGCCTTTCATACCACTCCCCTTGCCGCTGCGCAGTTCTTGGTGATTGAGGGGGGGTACTCAGAGGGGTTGATAAACGCGGAAGATTTATGCCTAGGCGCCGTGTTACACCGCCAGGTCTCCAGGCTGGAAGGCCAGCATTGCCGCGTTTATACGTATTTCTTGGCGCGAGGCCAATCTGACTCTCTGGAGTTCTATTGAGCTCACGACTAGGTCCTGCATATAGTGGTGCAGGGGATGCTGCCGCAACTTCTGTATAAGAAGATGAAAGGGGTGTTACTCCTTCTAGAAGTTCTTCTTCGGGAAGGCTACTGATTGTTCGTGCAGGGCTTGGGGACGTCCGCGCACTTGCTATACTACTCATTCCGAAGCCTATGCGCTGTGGTGTTGGAGTGATTTCTTGCCCCTCATTATTAATGAAACTCTGAATATCTCCAATAATACGCTCTATTACAGTAACTACAGGAGTTTCACTTCCAGATGATTGTATTTTATAATCAGTCTGCTGCTGGGCAAACCTATGTAGAACATTCAATTTTTCTATTATAAAATTTAATTCGTCAATATTTATACCATCAATCGCTTTGCTCAATAAAGCTGTTATATACGTTTTGTCAGCCCTAACATCTGTATATGCTATGTTTATAAAAGCATATATGGCGCTCTGAAGAATATCCTTGTCTATTTGAGGGTTGTCAGCAATCTTTTCAAATAATACTAATATAGCAGTACCAATCTCTTCCTCTATTATTTTATTTTTAAAACTGGAGTCTAATCTCCCCACATTCTGTACAATTTTTAATGCTCCATTTAAAACTTTTATTGCGCCTTCTTCATTTAATTTATCACTCCTCTCTTCTATAGCGCCTTTCAGAATTCCAAATAATGAATTATTCAAAACGGCATTTAAACTGTCTGCCCTTGTATGCGCATTTGTATTACCAATTCTATTGTATAACATATTCTGTATAACCTTCAAATAATACACAAGTGTATCCGTAGAAGGATTTGTACTCAGATATTCGGTCACTTTAAATAATAAAGAATGATTGGAACCTACGTCTTTTATCCATTTAATGTTTTTATTTATTTGATCATTACCATTATTGTCACCCGTTGTAAGGCAGAATAAAATCCTTATAATAGTATCAACTTCGTCAGGTGTCTTATTGCCGTCAAAAATATCCCCTAGTGACGTAAAAAAATTTTTCCAGAATCCGTTGCTAAATATTTGTTTAAGTGTTGTTGGGTCACATGCTATTTTCTGTATTTTCTCCAAATTATTTTTTGCATTGTTCATTAAATTTGTTAGAGTATATTCTGCAGATGTGCTAGGAGTCGGTGGCGGCGGTGGTGCGGCGAAGCCCGTTGTCGTGGCGGCAAAGCTCGGCGGCGCGCCCGTGGGAAGCGGTGGTGGTAGGCCAGGACGAGCGGCGGCAGCGGCAACACGAGCGGCGGCAACACGAGCGGCGGCAACACGAGCGGCGGCATTATTAAGACCTCTACCAAGAACCCCACGAGGCGGCGGTGGCGGCGGTGGTGGTAGGCCAGGACCCACACGAGGCGGCGGCGGTGGCGGTGGCAAAGCAGCGGCAGCAGGAGCAACAGGTAGAGCGGCAGCTAAATCATTGGCAAGTTTCTTACAAATGTGTTTAAAACCATCGAGGTTAGGTGTGAGGGCGTACTGTAACCATTCATCATTAAAATATAGGGCTTTTACTTTATCTTCGGGAAAGGGAAAGGGTCCAGTAAGGTTTACTGTAGGGGGGGTAGTCGAAGTGTTTGCAAAGAGAATAACACGTGTTTCAATATCAAAAAGTACATCCCAACTTCCCACTTTACACTCTAAATTGCCAAGGGACGCAGGATAATCTCTATTGCGTGTCAAAATCATTGCAATCAAACTTCTCTTCACAGAGGGTTCCATTTTCAATGTATTTGGTACAGGAGGTGAAGGAAACTTATATGGGCCTATAAATTTCCCCCCGTTCAGCGAATCAGCATATTGTCCCAAAAATGTCGTATCAATTTCATCAGTCTCATCACCCGTAGTGCTCAGTTTAAATGGAGAAGGCTTCGCAGGTGTATCAGGATTCTCTTGAATATACTTTTCAACAACTGCCACAATCGTATCAGCAATACCAATCCTTGCCGTATTATCCAAGTTTTGTTGTGCCGCCCATATGAGTACTTGGTCTTTATAAGGGCTTTCTGGGTAATAGTATAAACGCATAGCTATTAATATATCTCATTTTATATGCCCTAAAAGGTCAAGTAGAATGGGAGTTACATACCGTAAACTACCATATTAAGTCCACCCCCTGAAGGGGGTCGTATTTTAAATGTATGGTAGTTCAAAGTACGTATCTGAACTTTTATTTTATGTGCGCTACACGTAAAATAAAAGTTCACGGTACGGGCGTCGGCGTCTAAGCAATCTCCAGTGCGCGACGGTTGACGTCGGGTTCGATGGTGGGCACATTGAACACTGTGACGGGGACTTGGGGATTTGGGGGCTCAGACCGTAGCTGATAATTAGCATTACGTAAGCTTTGGCCCACGGTGTTTACGCCAATGAGGGCACCAGCGGACAGGAAGTTCTTGCCCTTCAGGCTGCCCGTACCCATAGGATTCTGCTGCGCCCACAGACTATTGCTGTCCTTGGGCAGGAGCTCAGAAGGCGTGAGCTGGTCACGAGGATAGCATCCAGCAGGCTGGTCCGCATCTCCAAAGTCTGCCGGGCCAGAAGAAGGTGTGGGCACAACCTCAGGGGCATTCCTTACAGTAGTCTCCCTGGGACCGCCAGCTGCAGAGTTCCCCCCAGCCCCAGCAGAATAGTTGGAGGCAGTAGAAAGAGTTGCCTGGAATCCTTCTGTTCTCAACATATTAGGCTGTAAATAAGATAAAGCGACAACGACAACTGCTAGAACTGCTAATGCACCAAGAGCTTTCATATCTCCAGAAGGTAAGCCAGGCATTCTTTCTGGTATAGAACAAGCCTATATTTTTTCCAGGAAGTGTAAATCATTCATCGTCGGACTCTGAAGAAAGTTCGGATTCGGATTCCTCTAATCCAGAGAAATTTCCGTACTTTTCATAGTATTTTTGCGTCAATCTCTGCAAATACAGCTTGGCCACTGCAGCCTTAAGCCGGGCCTGACGAATCTTCTTTCTTATTTCGCGCGTGGTTCTAACCGGAGAAATACTGGTAGATTGCAGTGGTTCTGTAGGGGAAGGGGCGGCCGGCGGCTCTATTATATCAGCCTTACCGGGGGGGTTTTCAGTACTTACAAGTTTCCAATGAATAACGTAACGATTTGGATAAAAGAGGACAAATGCCGGAATCCATGAAACTTGCACATCCTCCCCAGATTCATTTTCTTCACCTTCATATGTGTGTTGGATTCGCTGTGTAAAAAGAGCGGTGTCAATTGGTTGGGAGAAGTATTTGGACGCTTTTTGCAAAAATACTGTAATAAACGTGGTAAATTGTTCTGGCACGGCTTCTAAATCGACGCGGTCCGTAATAGCTGTTACATATTGGAATGGCGGGCAATCAGTTATACTGAGCGTATGAACACGCGCGACAGGGTCGAGAACAGGTTTGCCAACTTCTAGTGGCATATGCGTCTGGCTTTGATATATGATTTAAATATAGATTGGTAGAAATGACGAGTGAAGGAGATGGATCCGGAAATAGTATGCGGGTCTCAAATAGTTTCGTGCAAAAACTCCTACAATATATGGGCAAGGAGGAGATTCGTAAGCGGCTCCACGATGACATTGTAGACCCGCTGCTGGATCATATTATGAAACGGGTTTTTCCCTACTTGTTACTCACATGCATATTATTTATTGTAGTACTTTTGACTGTACTATTTACTCTCGGAGTAGTGATTTTCCACCTTAGAAATCCAATACACACTGCTGCCGCCTCTGCGCCCGCTGCACTTAACTTCTGAACAACACAGTAGAATGAGCACGAGTTCTACTAATACAGATGACATAGGGGATGCAATAAGACACTGGGTGTATTATGATAAATCGATTGCAGAGCTAAATAAAAAGCTGAGAGATCTTCGTAATTTGAAATATACCTACGAGGCAAAGGCCCTTGAGTTGCTAAAAGTCAGGAATATGATGGCACCTGTAATACAGGTTACGGGTGGTCGCATACTTGTTTCAGAAGATAAGACGAATGAGGCGCTCACATTTACAATGCTACAGGCAATGCTTGATGAATATTATGCCGCGAAACCCGGATCCAAGAATGAGACAAAAGAGATTGTAAAATATATACGGGAGCATCGTACGACGGAGACAAAGCCCTGTTTACGCTTGTATAAGGCACAGAGGACACGTACAACAGAGGGTTAAAGATGTGCAACGATACTATAGTAGAAAGTACTTCATTATACGTCATACAATGAACTGGAATGATTGGTTGCATGAGGAAATAAGTTTTGTTTACACGCGAGAGGGTGTGATAAAGGGTATTATTCAAAATAGTATTATTCCATTATTGAAGGCGGAAGGTTTTGCCTTGACATGTTCACCTGTGGAATTCGGGTCAATGATTGCTTCTGTATTATATGAGCATGGTGGGAAGTCGTTTTTGAGTACACCATATTTGAAGCATCCATATGCGGGCGTGGAGTTTTTTGAAGACTATAAGTCGCACTATTATTCCAGGGTGTCGTATGATAAATGGAACAAGCTTTGGAAAACTTGGTTGTTTTGGGCGGAACTCACTGCAGATACTCGGGCAATAATTGAAGAGATTTGTTGGGTAAATATTGATTTGTTTGCATCGCCGCAGATTGCCGTTTTTGATGCGGGATTTGAAGATGAAGAGGATGTAGTATTCATTGCAGATGAATAGGGGGATGAGGCGTAGGTGCCAAAGTTAAGTACCCTTTGGGTGTTTAACTTTGTTACTTTACTCTAGAAGTTTTACACATCGGACCACTTTACATCGCTAAAGGGTTTTACGTAGAGGGAATCTGCCTCATCCTTATATTCTGCAATCTTGGCATCCACCTCGAAAGTCTTGGGTGTAGGAGGCGCCTTTCCTTCAGACATTAGCATATCCTGGTCATGCGCGGATTGCGAGGGTTTCTGGCCATAGCAATTCACGCCGTATTTGAACTCTGGATTTTCAAAATAACCCCCATTAATGCCGACTGTTCCGCAGACGTTATGTTGGTCTTTCGGGCCTGCTTGAAGTTTATCATACGTTTCCTTTTGCGTGGGAAAGACTGCCATCTGCCCCTTTACCCAACCATAGTTGCACCAATCTGCACCCTGCGACCAGGCATCTTTTACTTGCTCATATGTTGCCAGCTCTGCACCTAATGCTTTGCAGAGGGGTTCGGCGTCATAATAAGTGAATTTATTCTGTGCAACATTGAACACTTCGTTTGTCGAAGAGGGAAGGATTTTCTCTACCATGGTTTTCTTGGATGTTTGAGGTAGGAGCCTTTGCTTGGGGGTCTGGTCCTGAGGAGGTGCGGCTGGCATAGTGACTTGTATTTCAGGTAAAACCGGTTTTACTGCTGAAATTACATTTGGATTTGTCTGTAGATTAAATAACATTTTAATATTCGCCACCATATACTCGTAGCCCTGTGTCACTTCATCTTTGTAAAGCAGTATGATTCCAAGAGCAACTCCTATAAATGTGACTAATACAATCACAGGTGTATACCAGGCACTATAGCCAGAGTTTTTCATAAAACTATTATTCTGTGCGGCGGCAGCACTATTATTTTTGTAATTATTGTTTGCATATGAATTATTCTTGGGTGCATTGGTGTTGGTGTTTGTGGAATTCCCGAAGAATGAATTATTTGTGGCCTTTGCAGAGTTGTTTGCCGGCTTTGCAGAGTTATTTGCCGGCTTTGCGGCATTATTGCTAAGAGGCAAGATGCTGTTAAAGAGGGGCATGTTCTGTGCAACAGCATTTGCGGCACTTGCCGTTGCTTGCCCAACATTATTTAATACATCAGATGTGGTAGTAGTAACTGCATTTAGAGCCCCACTTGCAACATTTACCACGGCATTTGCAGTTGCATTCACTGCCGCATTTAGCGGGCTTGCTGATTGTCCTGGAAACATCTCTATCTATCGTGTTGTGCTAAAATAGTTATTTGTTCTTTCATATGTTGTAAGAATGCTGCCACACTTACATCAAAATGTGTACCATCCGGGGCGCGTTTTGGGTATGCAATGCCAAATCCCCATGCGTTAGGAACTTCCAGTTGTCCCGTAGAGTCATTATAAGCCGTAGTAGATTTCTGCAGACCATCTACAAATAGCTGTATGTCTTGCCTGGGTCGAAATCCCATTGCGTACACCACCCAATCAGCAGCTGCCGTCGCGCGAACCAGAGCCTCTATATTGCTCGTCTGCACAAGTGTTACAGGAATGTCACCACTGGTCACAGAGTCGGCAATGGTGACCGCTTCCGCTTTTATACCGTCGTAAACACCGTCTCTATCATAATAAAAGGGCTTCTCGGATTTATAGATTGCAGTTACATTTGCAGATAAATCGTAGGCGGCTTTTATGGCGAGTGTTCCGCTGTGTTTTGTCCCAAACACGAGTACATTCTCACCCGCTTTTACATAGTGCTTGAGACGCTCTAAATCCATTGCGATTTCCAGAGGAATCGAAGGGATTGGCAGGTCATATGTTATAGGATCACTTCCCTGTGTCAAAATAATCTTCTCACATTGGGTCGTTTTCACTTGATTGCCTATTCGTACCTGAATATTCCACACACGGTCTGCTGTCGAATAATCACAGCGCGTAACTGCCCCATGTATTTGTGATACGTTCTTTAGTGAAGTTTTTGCCGCTTTACGCAAAAATTCGGCAATAGATGCAAGAGGTGTGCTAGATTCCGGGTCATGCGTTGACATAAGTCCAAGAGTTTGAAACTCGGAGTTCATAGCATTGAAAGTTTTTGACCACGGAGTATTGGATTGAATGGCACCCCAACGCCTGACAAGGTCACCTCCATCAAAATGTGGGTCAATGATTGTAATATTCTTGACATCTCGGAGAAGGAGTAACAAGAGAATACCTGTTGCACCTGCGCCAATAATATGTATCCGATTCATCCTACCGTATTCCATTAAAGTTATTAAAGGGAATCCTCGGGGGAGTTGCGGTTGCCGCCGCGTCCAGCTAAATACTGGCGCTGCTGGGGCGTTGTGCAGACGCAGCCTCCGCCGCAACTGAAACTTGCCCCGCAGCATTCGGGCTTGCACTGATTGTTCTTAAACATGAATAAATCATTGTCGCCGGGAACAAACTCCGCACCCATTAGAGTCTCATTTGGGGCAGTATAGCGCCAAGCAGACACGGAGTTGCCAGTCTTTAACTTTACATCATCGTACTGCCCCATTGGCTTGTACTGTGTCGTTGCACCGCCGGCATCCGTCAGGTTATAACCGCTGAATCCCTCCGTCGTCTCCTCAAGCCCCTGAGAGTTATTAGGCGCAGGCATAGGGGCCTCTTGGAATCCCTCCCTTCCATACATGCCACGGGGCTTGAAATATACCATCAGAATATTCGCAAACAGTATGACAAGAAGCCCAGTTATTAGTACGGCCTTTCTCATCTTCTACTAAGGGAACTCTCTATTTTTTATTGGTTGCAAAGGGGAAAGACCTCCGCACCCACTTTTCATCCGCCTCGTACACTTGTGACGCAGCAGGCAATGTCCGCTTTGTCAGTTCCCTTACAGCACCCAGCTTGTGAAATACACCCAGGGCACCATATTCCCCTACAGCCTTTCTCAGAGCTGAATGCCGTGTTGCGCTATTTGCCCGGAAAGAATATCCGTGTTTTTTAAGTTCCCCCTTTTTTAAAGGACCAATTTTTGTAGGACCTTTTCCTGGCCGACCCAGGTCTTTAATGCAACGCGATGCCACGCGCGCCCCGTTTTTCTTGGGATGAACGCGATACGTCGTTCCATTCTTGCGCCGTACAGTATATCCCCTCAGTCTAACTGCCGTAGAATATTTACGCTCATAATCCTTTCGTTTAATCATACCGGGAGGACAATTCTTACGCGAAAGTGTTCTTATCCCAGGTATTTTTTGTGCAAACTCACGCGCATGACGACGCAGAGTCCTATTACTTCTTTTTGGTGCATCCATGCGCAACTCTATCGTATCGTGCTATTTATTTTCTACAAATGTCTTTGATGACGGCACATGTTCGTTTTTAAGTATATGCACATGATTGAGTCCAGGTGTATATGTGTATTCCAATAAATGAACTTTTGCCAGTCCATGCATCTTCTCTGCCAGGTCGGCGTCCCCCGATTTATTTAATTTTGTGCATATACTTCCATTTTGCTCTAACATTTTATAAATAGTGTATGTCTCCATATTTTCTTTTGGAAGTTGATTAATATCGCCCTTCTTTTCCAGAATAACCCCTATAGTCTTGTATAAATCACGGAAACGACTCTCAATATCTTTTATAACTTTCAAGTCTTGATTTGCCGATTTGTCTGTTATATTGAAATAGTACTTTTTGAATTTCGAAAGGCTTTCTTCAAACGCCTTCAGAATATCATCTTGCTCTGTAGCCGATTTACCTTCCATCTACCGTCTTGTGCTAATTTAAGTGCACTTCTTTAAGGGGTGCACTTACAAGACAACTGTAGGCAACCCCCTGGGTGCCACCTTGTGCGAAATAACAGGTTCACTTATTTCGCACACCACCCTATACAAATGCCTGCCTCTCCTCGCCCCCCGAAAGAAAAAGGTCCTGATATTCATGAAGCAATCAAGGATGCTGAAACACGACCGCTTGATTTTCCTGCAAAAGAGCGGGCAGCATATGTAAGAGGAATGGTCAGAAAGGTCCAGGAGCTGAAAACTGCTGGACGTAGTGCTGACGATATTGAGACGGAACTTCCCGAGTTTAAACGGGAACATCCTCATTTATTCGAAATGATGACTTCCCCAGAAGGTTATGACGCATCTATGCTTGAAATGATGCTTTCAATGCTTGACAGAATGGGAGATGGACAAGTAAATCATCATAGGGCAAGTGTTGCTATTGGTCAGCGCCTTTCTCAGGTTTATCTGCCACAAGCACCAGGGAAAAAGGAGTAAGAGTCGCGACAGGACTCGGCTCTCGCTGCGTAGATGGAATGCGAAACTGTTGACACCACGTTTTGCTTTTTACAAAATCATGCGGAAGTTGGTTTTTATACCATAATTCTGGATGATTTGCATACTCTTCTGCCTTCTTGATTGCATGAACTTGCAACTCCGTAGTTGTTGTCACATGGCGCTCAATGTAGTCGGCAGCGGCGATCGTAATCAAACTTTCTGACAGTAGCGGGTACTTGCCCCTATTTAACGCTTCATTTATTGCGACAAGTGCATCAATTGATTCTTTGCATTGAATATAACCGCGACCTAGAAAATATCGCTCCGAATTGCATGGACGTGAAAGGGCAGGTTTATAAAGCGTCCACTGTTTGAAACAACGGGCAAGAAGGACAAGCAGTACCTTTGTATGCTCTGAAAAAATGTCGAAAAGTTTGAGAACAAAAGAGCCATCCTGAATAAGAGATTTTAGTCCAATAATAGAAGAACAGACCAAGAGGCGAAATACATTTTGTTCTTGAAAATCGTAATTCACACTGAAATCGAATCCGCCATCTGCAGTAAATAAATGTGCACCTGGTTTAACAACTTTCACAAAAGAATCCTGATTTGGTATATTATATACATTCCCCGTATTATCTTCTCCATAGTGAAGTCGCACTTCTTTATGGTGAAAAAGAAAGGCTGCGGCGCGGCGCCACCCTGGTACATGCTGCTCCGTGGATTTTAACGTCATTGCCGTGGCATTTTCTAAGATACGCCGATTTCGCTCACATATATCAACTACCGCCTGTATAAATCCCCCAGGACCTTCTGCCACATGTGCAGTACGAACTTTTGGCTGCTGCTTTGGAAGGCGCTCAAAAAACTGAAGTACCGACAACATCTCAATCATCTTGAAATAGGAACGACTCAGAGGTTTTATAATAGATATTGAGGGGTGAAACAGCGGGTCTTCGTGAGTATACACAATTTCGTACGGATTTACCATTTTCTTCGCAAGCTCCCAGCGCCTAATTGCCTCTAAAGCCGCAATACACCCTTTTGCTTCTATTATAGAAGCTGGAACATCCTCTTGCCATTTATCGGAAAAACTGGTTATTGGTTGAAGGGGTGTCTTAATTGATGATTGCCATGAATCTTGTGCTTGTATCCATGGTGGCCTTGATTCCATTTATGTAGCTATAGAGGGGCTGCCTTATGCCTTGTATCGTCGCCTTGATTTTTTTGACCGTTTACGAAATGTTCTTTTTCCACCTCGTCTAGCTGTGTTTATTCGAGCCGACTTTACTATTTTATTATATTCACTATCAAATATGCCCATATTTACTGGAAGTACTGTTTTAGAAAGTTCTTGAGCTTTCTCTGATATGGCTGTAATATAACTGCCTATATCTGGAACTCGCCCGCGGTTTTCACGCAGTTTTCTGCGTTCCATGTTCAAAAGTTCCTCGGAATACAAATGTAACTTTAGTACTTTGGGTATTTGCCCTGGGTCAAACCCTTCTACTGCATCGCCTACTGTAAGTGCAGCGTGAGAAAGTAATGGTGCCCATCGAGATAAATATTTACTTGATTCTTCTGGTGAAAATATCATTATATGCTTTGAATATATTACTTGTCGAATGACAGATTTATCTTCACCTATTAGACCGCCGAACATTTCAAACCGGCAGATAAATCAAATCAGTCCTTCCTCTCAAGAGCATCTAGACGCTCCTGAATATTTTTAAGCATATTAAATATAGGTTCAAGAAATGCTACCTTCTCTTGGTCATAGAACCTTGCTAGAGGGATGCTTCTAGAATAGGAATTGCGTTCAATCTGCTTCCTCTTTTCATCAATTATACCCTCAAGTGTCTTCAGTGGAAATGCCTTTTTTTCTGAGGCAATTTCTGAGTCAATACGCTTTTGTTCCTCCAAAGTGGCAAGCCTAATACGCAGTGCGTTAAGTTCCGAATCAAGTTGAGACATTGTTTAATATAAAAACAATAGATTGACGCATTCAATTTTAGACCCATGGGCATTTAAAATCGGCACTTACTGGACCTTTTCCATTAAGAAGGATAACTTACTTTGTATATCTTTTAATAGAATAATAACTTCTTTCATATCAGAAGGAATTTCAACTAAATCTTCAGTAACCTTTTCTTTAGTTTGAAAGTCTTTGATAGCAGTTCTTCTTTTAATTGTATCTTCAATCTGTTCCTTTGTTAAACCAGTAAATTTAATGATTTCTTCAATAGATCTTTTATCATTAAACCAATAATCAGCCGCTAATTTACGCCTTTCAGAATTAATAGCACCGATAGTTCGTTGATGTTCTGTAGCAATTTCTGATATGGTTTTTTTCTTTTGAATTGATTTAAGAAGTTTAAGAACTTCATCATCATCCCACTTCTTTCCCATTCTTGCCGGATATTTTGTAGGGTCTTTTTCAACCATCTTTTGAAACATAGACATTGTATTTTTATATGGTATATAGGGTTAGATATTTGTCAATTTTATGCCGGTTTCAAATGTCCGCCGGTCTAATCTATAAAGTGCCGGTTTGAAATGCCCACCGGTCTAAATCACATACAACGTAACAATCCTTTACAAAAGTCGGACTTGTTTCCCCTGAACCAACTACAGCTGTTTCACTATTCACTATTTCTCCAGCTCGATTTCTTATGAGTCTTGTGAATCCAATAACTTTTCCTTACCTTCCAAAAGGATTCTGCGTTAAAAACATAGCCCTGGACTTTGGATTAATATTAAACTCTACCATAAAATCCCCTACATTTATTTTTTTGCTATTAATATCTGTACAATCTTCTCTTATTGGGTGAACATTTGCAGTAGAGTGATTTTTTTCAAAACTTAGCATATCTACTCGGAGTCAATAATAGTTATTTCCACATCTGGCTCTTCCATCAGAACAGCTTTTTGCGGCATTACCACATTCATCCGTAGACGCGCTGTAGAGCAAATATCAGATGCTTCCTCTGTCAACTCTTGGTCAATCTGCTCCTGCGTAGGCCCCTCACCTTCCTCCTCCGCAATAGGAACCGGCGGCAGACCCTCCTGTAGACGCATGAATGCGCCCTCGTCAAAGAGAATGTTGAAGAAACCCGTGCCACCACGAATGGGCTGACCCATCATAATATTTGCCGAGATGCCCGTGACAGGGTCGACCTCGCCAAAGAGCGCAGCACGCAGCAGAATCTTCTCCGTCTCCTCAAATGACGCTTTTGCAATAGGACCAATATCCATCTTGTTAATACCGTACCTGTCCACCGACATGAGCCGGCCCTGACGCGTCATTACGTCACAGAGCAGACCCAGGTGCCGACAGTTTACACCCGCCTCCTCAAACAGCGTGGTAATCTCCTGAATCAGCGTAGACCTCGTGGCTTCAATACCCAGATTCTCATATATATCATGCACATGGCTACTCACTAGCTTTGCCCCGTCTACATACGGGTGGTTCATCACTGCAAGGAAGTTAGTGCCGTCCGTGTCCAGCACATACTGCGTCACAGGCTTGTAGACGCCCTCTGCTGCATCATACTCCATTGAATCCTTGTCCTGACGGAATGTGACTGCCTTGATGCCCGTCACACCGCGAATTACAATACCCGTCAGCAAGCGATTTTGCAGCTTCTTCAGCGCAAGCATATCGTCCATACCCGTGTCATCCGCCGCCACAGGAGGGATGCGAATGCGCATGATGAGCCGCTGCGTATTATAATCACTGTACACAAGGTGAATGGCGTCCCCAAACTTTTGGCGGAGCACAAAAGCAATATCGTCCATTGTAATATTCTTGCGGAACATGCGCTGCCTGTCAAGCTCAAGGCGAAGCATCAGACGACTCCACACTTGCTGCTCAGGCGCGGCGGCCGCAGCGGCACCACCTGCATCCTCGCCAAACCTGCCCTCTACTACACCCTCCGCAGGGTCCGTCTCCGCCTCAAACGCTTTGTAAAAGGCAACAAGAGCACGGTCCTCCTCCAGAACCGAGTCTGAATCATCAGGGTCATAGTAAATCGCCGCCTTTACTGTAATATCCTTCAACAACGTCAGCTCCAAGTCCTGCGCAACCTTGCGCGCCTTCTCCTTGGAATCGCGAATCTCAGGCTTTAGCGTCACTGTCAGCGAAATCGCCTTCGGGTTCTGCGTGACTTTGAGGAGCTCCTTGAGGCGAGGCACACCTCGCGTGACATTCGACTTGGCTGCCACGCCCGCTAAATGAAATGTATCTTTTTTGACATGACATGAGCTCGTCATAAAGTTGCGAGTATTTTCCACTGTAAAATCGTACACCCTGCCTTTCATGGGTGTCACTTCTTTAATAGACTTTACGGTGTCCCAAATCACTTCCCCCGTCGTATCGCGGCGTGAACTGGCTCCCCGCCCCAGATCCTTAAAGTAGTGATTGAGTATTTCTTGCTTATATGGAATACTTACAGTAAAGTTTTTATAGAACAACATACTATCATGTACAGGAAACTTTAATGTATAGCACATCCGTACAGAATCAAAGAGGCGTTTCTCAGGCATGTACTGTGTAATTCTCCCAAACATACCATACCTTGCAAAGAGTGTCCTCATACGGTCGAGCAAGTCCCTTGAAACAGATGATGCTGAAATACTCCCTTCTTTCTTATCTACAGTTCCATCGCCACTAATATAGCCATCCACCAGCCCCTGGACGAATGTGTGAGGGGCTTGGAATACCCAGTCAGGCATGGTCTTCTCGTGACTCACGCGTCCAAACAACTTCTGCATCAGGGCAGCCAAGAGCGTAGAGTGAATCACGAGGCTGGTCGTGGTTCCCTTGATTCCTGTCTTCTCACAGTGCCTCTGCTCGCATACAGTGTGCGTCCCCACATTCCAGGCGGTCATCAGCTTTTCAACCTTCTCCAGATACGGCCGGTCATTGTTTGTAATATTCACCTGAGTTGTATTTGCCATTCCTTCCGCGAGATAGGCTCCCACGAAGAAGCCAAAGGGCTCGTCCAATGGAATCTCGGCAGGAATCTGAGACGTGTCTGGGCGCGTCCTTGAAGGATAGACAAAGCCAGGCTTTATCTCATTTGTATTTCGCCCATTGACAAATGCGTCACGGAAGATGTCACTGCGACTATAGGGGATAGTGAACTTGGTGCCGTTATTCTTTTGGAACCAGTGGCGGTCAGGGCCGCGCAGCTCGGTGAGGGCCGCATGCACATCTGTACCATACAGCCACTCAGTAGGAGGAAGGTGCTCCCTGAGATCCACTAACGTTACGTAACCAATCTCATCAATCCGAAGTGTACTTGCAATAGGGGTTACATCTCCTACCTTCAGGTCTGACCCCTTAACTCCTACAACTTTATCCCCGTCCTTGGTCAAGAAGGATAGGCCTTTTGTCGCCTTCACCGTACGACCCGACTCCAACTCCACCTCCAGAATCGTATCTGTACCATCCTCATTCACTACAGGATGCCTTGTAATTGCCTCTAATTTTGTCCACATCATTGTGCCATTCTCATCACAACTGATTGCCTGCCAGTCATTGCCATCATTCAGCTCCATATAGAGCTGCGAGTTAGGAAACTCTTGGATTGCACCAGGATTTGCGGCCATATGCGCATCAATGAACTCGCCAATCTGGGGGCAGAGGATTCGGCCATTCTTCGCAATCATCACCTTTGTGTCCCAGTCTACGCTGTTGAGTGTGTTGTGCACGAGAATAGCGTCATCAACCATAAATGAATCGTTTCCGGGAACAGTGAAGTCATACACATACTCTTTTGGGTCGTCCAGATACTCGAGTGCAGTAATCTCGTCCCAGACTACGTCAGAATATGCGGCGGACTTCAGCTGATTGATTTGCTGCCACACGGTTCCATCCGCCGGCAGCTTCTTCTTCACAGCCTCTGCCTCAAAGAGAGGGATGTAGGACTGGAGAGTCTGGCGACCAATACTCTCCTTCTTGGCCCAGCGGCCATAGAGGCGCGACTGACCTGGAAAGCCTAGTGCTTTACCCACCGCTGCAATCTGATTGCCGAGCGCGGGAATCTTATCATATATCTCTTTCGTATCATGCTTGTCCTCGCGCCCCATATAAGCAATAATCTCGTCTAGAGCTGCCGCCTTTTCATCCAGGCGAAAGCCAATCTGCTCCTTGTACTGCACAGCATAGCGCTTGAGCACATTCAGTGTATAAGAAATTTTGCCAGGCATTCGGATACTCGTCTCCTCAGCCATAACACTAAAGAAGCCGCAATAGGAAAGCAGGCGATTCACGTGACGAATTAGCTCCTTGCTGCGGCTGCTTGCACGAATCTGCTGCCTGGGTGCATTGACATTGCCATCACCGTCAAAGTAGCCGCCAATGAGACCTTGCTGGAACTCCCTCGGCGCTGAATAGGACACGGGTCCAACCACCTTTCCATAAGAGCCAGTATTAAACTCTGCCATGAGAAAGGCCTTGAGCTCCTTGGAATAAATGTTTGTACTCTTTGCAGGACCGTACTCCCCCTGGTAGTTCCGCACAGTAATCTCCCAGCCGTATTTGGCAGCTAGGGCACGAATAGAGGTTTCCACAATAGGGTGAATCTTACAGATGCTCACTGTATTCCCACTAAAGGAACCATCTGCCAGGTAGATTCCACAGAGCCAGCCAAAGTCCCTATCGAGGGTAAAGCCGCTGTTCTGCTTCTGTAGGGATGCAGGCACTTGTTCCACCTTGGTCGCAATAGGTACGCGCATTCCCACACGCAGCTCGGACCCCAGAATAGGCTCCACACCCTTCTCTGTGCGCTTCAGGAAGGAATGTGTGAGAGTCGCTGTAGTGCTGCGCCCAGACTTGGTCGTCACTTTGACAAGACCACCATTCGCTGGGTGCCTACTCACCTGGCTAATACGCTTCCACGAGGTCTTCTCGTCATTGCTCACACCCGTAATATAGAAGTCCTCCTTCAAATCAAGGACGACGCTGTCTGGACCAATCTCCATGACATCTTCTGCACGCTGCTCCAGAAGTTTGTCAATGAGGTCTCCAACTGGGCCGGCGTGGTTCCCCTTCGCCGAACAGACATTTACAAAAGCATGACGTGAATTCGACATCTGAGTCGATGGCTCGCCAATACTCTGTGCAGCAATGATGCCGACCTGTTCGCCAGGCTGGACCCACCCCTGCCAGTTTCTCACAAGAATCATCTCGCATGCCGTATCAAAGGCCTTGCGCGTGAGCCTGTGCTTTAGAATGACCTTGTGAGGGGCCAGATAGAAGCGAAGGAGGGCCGCCCAGAGTCTGTGATAGGCCTGGGTCCGCTGAGCGAGGCGCTCAATCCCCTGGATGACATAGAGGGGTGTCAGGTCCGTGGTGCCCTTGTCGTCCAGGCGGAAACTGGTGATGACATTCACGAGAACACGGTCAATGTTTACTGATGCAAAGAGGGCGACCTCCTGCTTGGAATGCTGTATACCCTCAATGAGCAACTTGCGGTCGTCCAGGACTTTTTCCGCAAACGCCTTCAGTGCCTCTGCATCCTCTCCACGCAATGTACCCTCAAAGAAGACGGCGCCCAAGTCGGCACCCTCCATGCCATAATCTTTACGAATATCCGCGTCACTCAACTTGCCAATACCGAGGGACGCCGACTCAATCTTCGTGGCATTGATGCCGTCCTCACCATACTTGAACTGGACAATGTTCATGCGGCTGTCGCGTACAGAGCCGTCGTACTGCGCGGTGAGATCCTCCATGGCCTTCACTAGCTGACGCTGGATGTAGCCCGTGTCGGCCGTGTCACGGACATGAAGCCCGTTTGCGAGACAGAAGTTGAATGTGCCAGGGACAGTTACATCATATACTTTTGGGTGCCTACTCGCATCAAGAATCTCAATATTAGTAATAACATCCAAGACAACATCATTATACTTTTTCAAGCCCTTATACTCCTTAGGAATCAACCCAACTCTTGCCCGAAGCATGTTTATAGCATCATGGTCAAAGCTAAATGATTCTTCCCTGTTAATCAACATTTTAATATGCTTTATATCTTCAAATGAAACAGCATCAAGCTCAACTGACGTACTTGATGCCGTTGGCCTTTCATTCATTGTCCTGGGCAACTCTGGCCCATTTTTAGGAGAATGAGGTAGGGGAAGATTCAATGTAACAGGGACGCAGTTCCCAACCTGAACATCTGGTAGTGACTTCTTCTCAATCTTTTTTGTAAATTCGTCCCAGATAAGGAGGGACTGTGCCTCAGTGACAGTTACTGACTTTCCAGCCTGAGTAGTGATTTTGTAGAGACGCTGGCCAGGATCGTGACGAGTCACAGCAACAAGGGAACCCCACCCTACATTTCCATCAGAATCAACTGTAGGAATTATACAATCTGTATTAAGCTGAAGGAGTTCCAATCTATTTTCCTCAAAATGCTCGACTGCATCTTTGCGGCAGTTCATATGTGCATCAATCCAGTCTCCAATCGCCACACATTTTGTGACCCCGTCCTCCAGAACCACAATCTTTGTATCACCTGTGACAGATTTTACTGCTGTATCAATCAGACCTTCACGACCTGACATGGCGTGAAAGAAGAATTCTTGCGGCGTCAGACCCTGGATAAAGCTGCTCTCAACAAACCCACGTGCCTCTGCACCGTCATCATACTTCTTAAAATGCGGCAGCGTCCTGTCCGTAAATCCATAGGGAATGCGTCGCCCCTCTGGTGCCTGCTGCCCCACACAGGCCATCATCTGCGAAATGTTGATGGTACTGCCCTTGGACCCCGCGCGAACCATGGCAACCAGACGATTCTCATCAGACAGGGCGCCCAGACCCAGCTTGCCCGCCTCCTCTGTTGCCTTGTTCAGCTCCGTATAAACCTTATCCTCAAACTCCTGCTGGTTCGACTTGCCCGTGTTATTGTCAAAGAGATCGAGGTGAATCTGCAGAAGGATATTCTCAATCGCCTCCTTGCGCTTCTTCACAATCTCGTCCATCTGCTTGCGGGTCTCCTCGTCGGCAATCAAGTCGCTAATGCCCACGGAGAAGCCATTGTAGACCAGGAACTGCTCTATAGTGTTCTGCATAGAGTCAATGAAGTTCACGGTGTCGGTGGGGCCATAGTCGCGATACGTGACGTGGACAATGCCCTTGGACGGCTTGGAGAAGATGTCCTTGTCAAAGATGCCCTGCAGCACATTTCCCTCGCGAATCTTCACCAGATTGTCCGCGCTCTTATTATCTTTATAGAGACCATTTGCCATCTCAATGTTGATGGGTGGCATGAGCTGGGTCAGGACTTGCTGGCCCGTCCAGCGCGCAGGCCGCCCCTCGACTTTCTTCAGGCCTAGGGGAACCACGCCCTCAAACCTCTTATTCCACATCATCATATTCATGAATTCACGGCGATTAAATTCCACGTGCGGCTGTGTGATGCGGTAGGACCCCACTAGCGTATCCTGCACTACACCAATGAGTGGCTTGGCGTGCCTAGGCGTTACAATTTGGTGCGGAACGGCCGCAATCTCGCTCAACTCCGTGGATGCCTCATACGACTGGGGAATGTGTGCATTCATCTCATCACCATCAAAATCCGCATTATAAGGCGCCGTGACGGACACATTTAGGCGGAACGTGTTAAACGGCAGCACTTTCACACGGTGCCCCATCATTGACATGCGGTGCAGAGTTGGCTGACGGTTAAAGAGCACAATGTCGCCGTCATCAAGGTGGCGATTAATCACGTCGCCTACATGGAGAACAATCTCGCGGCGATTTACATGCTTGAGTGACTTGATGCTGCCCGAGGCTGACACAATGGTCTTGGCACCAGGATGCTTGTCTGCACCATTCTGAATAAGCTTATACATCTGCTCCTTGTTGTACGGTGTCACCTTCTCGGGCACTGTGAGGTTCATGGCGATTTTGAGCGGGACGCCAAGTTCTGCCACGGAGATATTTGGGTCAGGTGTAATAACAGAACGTGCTGAAAACTCTACACGCTTGCCCTGAATATTGTAGCGGATACGCCCTTCTTTTGACCCGAGGCGCTGCTGTACGGACTTTAGGGGGCGACCAGAACGCTGTGCAGAAGGTGCCACACCAGGAATCTGATTGTCAACCAATGTCGCAATGTGGTACTGCAGCACAGTGTGCTCATCTTCAATCAGATTTTTTGCCGCATTGTTGTTAATCTTGTCCTGCAGGCGTTGATTGGTTGCAATAATCTCAAACAGCTTGTGCGTCAGGTCGTCCTCTGAACGCTGATTATTGTCCTGGATTACAGAGGGGCGCACTTGCGGGGGAGGAATTGGCAGAACGGAACAAATCATCCAGTCCGGCCTACACCAGAAGCGACTGAGTCCCATGAAATCCACGTCTTCATCGGTAATACGGCGGAAGAGCTTGAGCACATACTCCACCTCAAGCACCTGCGTGACTTTTGATTTGCCGTCGCCACCTTCTGCACCACCTTTTAGTGTGTCTATCCACTCTGCAGTAATACGGGCAATCCCGTCGCGCAAATAGCGGTTGGGCTGGATTGCGCCGCAGCCGTCCTCCGTCTCCTGGCCACACCGCGTAATCCCGCTGCACTTGGTGAGAACTGCGCGCCACCGAGCCTCTCCCCGACGCTTTGTTACGGCCTTATGTAGCTCCTTGTCAATGAGCAGTTTTGAACAACGAACGCAAACGCAATTCAGAACATTCATGATGTACGTGAAGAACTGGATGAAGTAGACGGGGCGGGCCAGGCGGAAATGACCAAAATGACCGGGACATCCATGATTTGTCTGTCCACAACTTCTGCAAGTTTTTCCATTATCAAGGACTCCCATGCGCGGGTCAAAGAGGCCACCAATACGCGGTTCAGAACCATCATACGTTCCTGTATTGGTGATTTCCACTACAGAGCGCTTCTCGATTTCTTCTGGACTGAAGATGCCAAACTGGATTCCTACGACCGGCTGAATATCCGAATCTGGGCAATGAAATCCTGCTGGCATCTCTCTTCTGTGATAGTGGGGGGTTTCTAAGTGCCCGCCGCTGCGGCAGCAGCGCGTCAAATTTATAGGGCGCGGGCTTTAGGTATTTTTTGTGCGGTTAATATAGAGAATGTCAAAGGTTACAGTACGGCAGTTAAATAAAGAGTTGGACGCTGTTAGAAGCGCGGTTGAACGCGCCAATAATACTGTAGGGAACGCAGAAGAAAAAATGAGTGCATTAGGTAAACGCATCTTAGCAGCACAACAAACTAGGGATAAAAGTTTACGTGGTACACATTCTGCCCAGTTTAATAATCGTGCTATGAGAAGTAAAATGGGTGGCAGCAGACGCCGCGGCCGCAAAGGGCGCAAGGGCACCAGACGCGGACGCAGATAAACCATAGTTGTGTGAGATAGAATCTCTACAAACTATGTTGGACTTGGTGGAAGTTCGCCATTTTTCATTACACCAATCATGGTAGATTGTTTTACAATACGGAATAAAGGCTTCTTGCTGTTGCACCGTTTACACCTATAGATTCGTTTAACTATATTTACAATTTCTGCTTCACTGTGTTCACACAACCACGTAGGTCGTTCAGGCGTGCTATGTATTGAGTTTATAACGAGAGGATTTATTAAGATGGTTCCAGAAACATTCATCTACCATCAATTGTCATTTTTTCCTCTAGGACAAGGCGGTACAGTTGATAGTATGCGATTCCATACATTCGTCACATATTAGAACATCACACTTTTCACATTGTGTAGAAAATTCTGCACATTCTTCGCATATTACATTTCCACAATCTTCACAGAATCCTAGCTCTCCCTCGTGGATTGCTTGTTCATCTTGACAGATGTCACATGTTGTGTATTTTTTAGAGCAACCCCATTGAGTATAAGAACCGCATAAATATCCATCGACCGTTTCTTGTCCACATGTGATTTCTTCACAAATCTTATTCTTACATTTTGTGCATTCAAGTGTTGCAAGTTCACCACATTGACACGTAGTTTCAGTAGCCATAGTATTCAAAGGATTGACAATGTTTAAGCCGATAAAGCATCGATATTTAGAGCATCATATCTTTCACCAGGTCTTGGAAACTATATTGCGGCACCCATCCCAACTTTTCGCGAATCTCTGTGGAATCGCCAACCAATAAATCCACTTCTGCTGGTCTAAAAAAGGCCGGGTCAATTTTCACAAGAACCTGACCTGTATTTGCACACATTCCTACTTCATCTATACCAACCCCTTTCCAAGCGAGTTTTACGCCCACTTCCCCAAATGCCGCTTCAATGAATTCCCGCACAGAGTGTGCCTCCCCCGTTGCAACAACCCAATCGCGGGCCTCGTCGGTCTGCAGTATACGCCACATTGCCTCCACATAGTCTTTTGCATGCCCCCAATCCCGCCGCGCCTCCATATTCCCTATAGAAATATGCTCCGCCCTTCCCGCCTGGATTGCCTTGATTCCCTCCGTAATTTTCCGCGTAACAAAATCTTCGCCGCGTCGCGGAGACTCGTGATTAAAAAGGATTCCATTTGCCACAAACATTCCATAGGATTCGCGGTAGTTCTTCGTAATCCAATAGGCGTAGAGTTTTGCCACTCCATAGGGCGAGCGTGGATAAAAAGGCGTCGTCTCTTTCTGAGGAACTTCTTGCACTTTCCCATACAGTTCGCTAGTCGACGCCTGGTAAAACCGAATACTATTCCGCATTGGATGAATGCGAATCGCCTCTAAAATATTCAAAACGCCGGCACCATCCGCCTGCAGAGTATATGCTGGCATTTCAAAAGACCTCTGTACATGACTCTGCGCCGCCAGATTGTACACTTCGATCCGTTTTGGCGTGTTAAAAGCCGCAACAGACAAAATAGAATGCACAGAACTAATGTCCGTTATATCACCATATTGAAAAGAAAACTTTGGATTCTTGACCAAATGCTCTAGCCGCGTCATATTATTATTTGTTGATGACCTGCGCACTAATCCATATACTGTGTACCCCTTATCTAACAGAAGTTCTGATAGATAAGAGCCATCTTGCCCTGTTACACCGGTTACTACTGCTACGCGCGAGTCCATGTCTATCTACGCCTTGTTTTGCGCGCCTTAGACCTGCGGCGGCTGCGGCCACGTCTAGAACCGCCATAAGTTCTTTGCCTTTTTACAGTCTCACCCGCCGCACGTTTCACACCCTCTTCTTGCCGCCGCACATCTGCAGAAACAGCTTTAAGAAGAGTTGCCAGTGCCGCTTTAGTACGAGGGCTCGCCTTTCCAGGACCTAATCCTAGTGCGCCGGGCATTCTATTTAGATGCAATATTTCCTGTGACAAAGACACCCAGGCGCTCAGCATCCCCTCCCCACGGCTCATAACATACACGCCGCCCTACGCGCCTCAAATCCAAGTGAGAGGCCATACAGTAAATAGACGATTCAATCATATGAATCTCCGCCGCCCCCTCTAGAAGCTCCGTATAATCTAGCAGCGGTTTTCCTACAACCAGCTCGGCCTTTGGCCACCATTCGTGGGTGGTTTCGTACGGATTTTTGTTCAGGTCTAGGACCAGCCGTGTTTCCTCTGCAGCGCGTAGCATAGCCACAATTGGCAGCTTCTTCACCGAAGACTCTTCGTGGACAACAATATAGGGTGTGTCGCAGAGTTTCTCCGCCAGTGCAGCTGCGGCCGCCGTCCTTGGTACATGGAAATAGGACTGACGAATAGCTCGTGGAATCGCCATGTCATCATAAAATGAATTAGGAAGGTTGTAAATAGCCTTGTCAGGTTTGAGGGCGTGTGCCCCACAACTATAAACAGTATATCCTTGTTCTGAGAAAAATCGGTGCTTTACTACCCAGGGGTGCAGCTCAATGTCATCGCCAATCTCGAGCAGTTTAATCGTGGGGTCGTCGGCATACATTGCCTCCGTATTTTTCACATTGCGTTTTTTGCATACCACAAGGACCTCGTCGTAGGCCGTAGACAAGTAGCGGACAGCCCCATTCATCCAGAACATGTCGCCAAGACCAAGATGCGAATATACAACGGCTCGTTTTTTAGCATACCCCTTCTGCTCACGCAGCTGACTTGCCGCAAGTGCATTGATTTTTGCCTTGACACGAAATCGTCGGTCGTTTTCCAGCAAAATCTCGCGGCAAAGCCTGGCCCCCTCTTCTGCTGCCGTATCCTTCCCATGAAAAAGGTCCTGAATCTCCCAAATCGCAAGATTAACCTCTTTTAGAATCCGGTAATGATACGGAAAAGCCATTACATAATTTTCAAGGGATGCAAAAAGAAGGTCGTACTCTTTTTTCACGTCTGCGCAACGGTCATCCGCGATTTTTCCCATCTTAATATCTAGAATGGTCAGTTTATCAAGGGCTTCTCCTAGGCTCACCGGTAATGTTATTGCTTCTGACATACTTTACTGAAGTTGTATTTTTCTTAACTTTAAGCAACTATCTTTTTTGTGCTTGTGCTTGTGCTTGTGCTTGTTCAAACATTTTGTCTAATTCTTTCATATCTTCTTCGGTAGGCTCAGGACCTAGTGGTCTCCCAAGTGCCTCCCTTGCCGCATTTACAATTGTCACATGCCTTGCAACTTCAGCAGCGGTTCTGTTACTTCTACGCTGCAGATTGGCAGAATAGGCTTCTAATTCCTCATCAGTCATAGTATCAAACTCACTATCAGGAATGCTATAGATTTGCTCATCTGATAATCTAGAAAAATTAATAGGGGGGGGTGGACGACGTAAAACATAATTCATAAAAGTTCTAGGTGGTCTAAGGGGTAGGGCTGCTGGCATAGGGGCAACTTTGGCACTCCCCCAAGGCGAAAAACGCCAGCCTCCTCGCACGGTACGCCTTCTGCGAGAAGTACGTTTCTTATATGTTCTTCTTTTAGGCATTCTAATACTTTCAAATATTTTTACTGTAACGTGGTCTAAAAAGAATGCTTTATTAACTATAGAATGTCCTATTTTTCCGGAGACCCCACCGTAAACTCTCAGTTGAAGTACACCCTATGGCTTGTCCTTGACAGTGATTTGGCAAAGGTGAATTCTTACTATAGCTTTCGGGAACGCTATTTTGTTGATAATGCAAATGCGGGATTTGACCTTATTAGTATTGAGGCGTCAAATGGGCGTCACACATATTTATCCGACCTTGGTATTCGTGCCGCTATGACTCTCGGAGATACGCTTACGCCTGAAACTACTGTACATTATCGCCTAGTTCCTCGTTCTTCCATTTATAAAACTGGCTATATGATGGCAAACTCGGAGGGAATTATTGACCGCACATATAGGGGGGTTCTAAAAGCGCCAGTGGTGTCTGTTGGACAAGTACCAGTTGGACTTTCATCAGGTGATAGACATTTTCAGATTGTTGCACCAGGCGAAGGTTGGATTTATTGCGTTCGAATCGTAGATTTTCTTCCTAATACTCTACGTGGCGAGGGAGGCTTTGGTTCTACGGGGAAGTAGGAGTTGGAGCCATAGGAGCCATAGGAGCCATAGGAGCCATAGGAGCCATAGGAGCCATAGGAGCCATAGGAGCCATAGGAGCCATAGGAGCCATAGGAGGAGCAGGAGGAGCCATAGGAGGTGGAACCGCGCCCCCTGCAAGAGTTGTTATACCTTTAATAGGAGGAGGGGCAGTAATAATATTGTTGTAAAGTTGAATAACTCCCGCCGCAAACGCCTGCTTTTGTTCCGCAGAAATTGCATTAATTGGAACTGGTTGTGCACTACCAACCGGAGCCATTTGGAATCCTTCTTTGGTGCTGATATTTAACCAGATTAATACGCAAATACTGGCGCCAACAAAGAGTCCCATATATTTTACTTTGGCTCCAAACATGTTAAAGCGGGCCATCTTCTACTTTACGTGAATAAGATGTTCCGCACAAGAAATCTATCCAATACTCTCCAAAGTTACAATTGGGGTATTTGTGATGAAGAATATGATGTTCCCCTGTAAGCCATTCTCCCCTAGGGTCATGACGTACAAGGCCCCGCGCCCCTATGAATACAAGCGGTAGAGCAAGTTCTTTTACCGTATAACTCCAAAAAAACAGCGGAAAAAAGGCACCAGCAATTTGCACCAGAGTTTCCACGCTGTGTCCTTCAAACGTGTCCCTCCAAGTAATAGGAAATCGTTTATGATGCAGTTTATGTATTGGATACACTGATGGCCAATGTAGCACAATATGTGTTACGTAAAACCATATATCATACGATAAAATAACAATACATTCTTTTAGCATTTAATTATAGGTATTTTCAAAGCTTTGAGTCCTGTATTTTGCCTTTGCCTGAATAACCAAGCAACCCAAATACACTTGGCCGCCGAAACAATATGCCAGATACTATGCGCAACTCTATACCATTCTGGCCCACACATATTACTCACAAAAAGATTAGTAACAAATGTACTCCCCTCTAAACATAATAATAATGGTAGACGTTTATTTTCTATCAGCAATAGGGAATATAAGCTCCATATTGCTGCTGCACTATAATCTGCATATAGGAGAAGTCCCGCCGGCTCCCCATACCAATGCCATGCAACAGAAAGACTTGTAGACGTTGTCACAATAACACTATATACTGGGTCTCTTGCCAAGGGTGGTATAAGTGCAAGGTAATGAAGAAGAGTTGTTGCGATTAATATTTCTTTATATTTACTTGCGCGCCTTTAGACGGTTGTTTTACCAATCAGATGAAATATGATTATCTCATGAATATTTCATCGTCTCTTTTTTTTATTTGTTATATTCCGGAACTTTACGCAAATTGGAAAAATAAAAATGCAAATATCTATAACATGCCGGAAAAAGTTTTAATACTTATAGGAAGTGGTTTTGCATTTAGTTTTGCGCTGATGAATGAAGATACTGCTCTTATTTCCAACTATGGACCCATAATGATACTTGATCTCATTGCCCTTCTTATGCGACTCTACTATGTTGTACAAAACAAGCAAGGCGTCATTGTCCAGCCTGCCCCTGCCCCTGCCCCTGCGCCTTAAGAAGTATAAAGCAGTGACGCGCATATTATTAGTATGGCGCCCATTACTTTTGTTACAGCCTTCTTAGACCTCGGGGAAAACCGCTCTAAAGACAAAAGTGTCGAAACATGCTTTAACCATTTTGCCCGTTTTGCCCAAACAGGGGTCTACATTCGCCTCTACCTCAGCCCTTGCTACAAGTCCCTGTATGAAAAGACTTGCACATCTGCAACAAATATTCTGGTAGAATACCTTGAATTACGCGACCTCCTTACCTACAAGGAAATAGAGGCATACACCCTACACCTTCCTGCAAATAGAACAGAATACCATGATACGTGCGCCTTTATGACTCTCATGAATGCAAAAGCAGAGTTCCTGTATCGCTCCACCTGGTTGTATGACGGGTCACCTATACCTAGTCGTACTCCCTGGTATTCTACGCATTATGCTTGGATTGATTTTAGCATCTTTCACGTCTTCAGACAGCCCAACGAGACCGCCCTCTACTTGCAAATGCTCGGAAACTCTAACTTGAATATTAAAGAACGCATGTTAGTGCCTGGATGCTGGGACAAGGGCGCCATGGCTCATAACCTCTTTGATGCCGTCAACTGGCGATTTTGCGGCGGATTCATGCTCGGTGATATACAGGCCGTAAAAGAACTGTATGGCATCTACAGGCGTAAATGGGCCCCCACCGTCTTTCACCAAGGCATCACATGGGAAGTTAATATGCTCTCCCATTTCGAGAATCAGGGCTTCTGGTCGCCCGCCTGGTTCAAGGCCGACCATAACGACAGTATTGTACACATTCCTTCCACCCATATTTCTGTCGTGGCAAGTCTGACCACAATTCCCTCTCGCGAATTTAGTTGCCGACTTGCAATCGACTCCCTTCTTCCACAAGTTGACCGCATCTACTTGTCCGTCGCCAACCACTATAAACGCTTTGAAACGAGCTGGGTGAAACCCGAATACCTCAATACAGAACCTTATTCCTCTAAAGTCCGTATTGTGTCCACAGAAGATTGTGGCCCGGCTACTAAATATATAGGAGCGCTTGATACAATACCGCCATATGTATGGACATTTGTCTGCGATGATGACCAAGAATATCATCCACACCTCATACAGCGCATGAAAGCACAGTTTAGCGAACTCGCCGTATATCAAAATCATTGCGAGGCAATCAAGCAAAAAACTTCTGGCGGACTTGTGCACGGATATGTTGGTCTTTGTGTCAACTCTAGTATTCTTGGAAAACTTCGCTCTCATCCCCTCCCTCCTTCCGCCTATTTTGTAGACGACCAATGGATGTCCATCTTTTTGTTTTTGAACTTGATTCCAGTGCTGCCGAGTGGCGTAGAAGCATATTCGGAGATATTTTCCGTTCTCGATGGATGGCATGAAAAGATTGGCGCCAATTCCCTTGCCGGACTCAATAATCGCGCCAGCCAAGTTGCCGCGATTGCAGAGTTTTTTCGGGTCAAGTTTACCGAAGGCGGCTCACTCGTTCGCCTTTGATTTGTTCTTATTTTTACGAGTTGCGCTATTGTTGGCAGAGTTGCCAGAACGAGCAGAGGCTGACTCGGGCGTCTCAAAGAACTCATTACTTGCCTCCCCAGGCCACCCTGCAACCTTCTTGGCATTTCGGAGGTCTTTTTTATCTACGATTTTTCCCCTTATTTCTGTGGCCGCGTCGTGCCCAACACCACCCGTTGTATCAATAATAACAAAATCACCCACATGAATTGCAGACATAATATTTGCCTTTGCCTGCCCTTTTGAAAGTTGCATACTTTTCATAATAACCGCGGTTCCAGTCGAACCGTCTGCGTATTTCACTTCAAAGCGATTACCATGAGTTTTTGTTACTTCTGCGAGTTTATTGGCATTTCCTTGCAGAAAAGCATTTACCGCCGCATTACTCTTAAGCTGTACGCGCCGTGTACCTTTCCGCATTTTTTTCCCAGCAACTTTTCTGGATGTCATTGATTTTGTTGCACCCTGTTTTCCTCTCTCTCCGTGCGGCATTCTATTTATCTCTTATAATATTTGCGGCGGCTGCGGCTGCGGCTGCGGCGGCTGCGGCTGCGGCGACGAGTACCTCCTTCTGAAAAACGATGTGCTATTGGTTTATGCACCTGCGGCTTTGGCGTACGCGGCGGCTCTTTAAAATGCTTCTTTACTTCCCCACTGTGCGCTGTATTTTTACGCACTGTAAGGGAAGCAGCAGTAATACGGTGTCCATTATGTTCATGATTTAACGCATGTCTCTTGTTTTTTCAGCCTTTTGCGGTTCCAGGTAGCGTGGCGAACTCATTCTATATAATGTAAATATATTTACACCCTATAGAATAAATGAAGTTTCCTCGCTGGTTTTCTTCTTTAAATAGTTTATTATACTTCTTTATTATTGCATTTATAATCTATATTGTTATTGCGTTAATACTATCATTTTCAAATCATACAGTAAAAACAATAATAGTAAAATCAAAAAATGCATATTTTTCTGGAAGAATACATTATAAAATGATTATTGATACAAATGGCAACACCTACGTGTTCAACTCTGCGGAAACATATGGTTCCATGGATGCTGGTAAATCGTATTCTATTTCTACATATGGAGTCCGTATCCCAATACTCGGGCTGTTTCCTAATATAGTAAAAGCTACTCCCGTGTAAGAAGGGGCTCAATAGAATCATGCCTATAAAAACTTGTGTGCTCTACTTGGCCGCATATATCAGGAATGTCAAACCCACAAATCGCCTCGAACTTTGCCAAACATTCCTCTTTTATTTTTTCAGGTATTATCGAGCCCTCTTTCTGAGCTTCATTAATATCAGCTTTAATAAACTTCAAAAACGTTTTGCAATCTTTACGGCCTCCATAGGGAATTGTAATGGTCTCTTCTATTTCCGTACGAATCATAGCCCAATCCGCTGCGAGCCCCTTATGCTTTAAAGCCGCCACTGCATACCCAAGTTTATCCTGTAAAATATTGAGAGTTGAAACAAATATTGAAATGCCACCAAACAGCCAGCCCACCTGAAATCCGTCAAAAGAATATCCTCCCGCAATTACATTTGAAACTCCCGAAAGAGCAGTGAGACAATTTATTCCAATCATAAAGTTGCGGGCGCGCGAATCGTAGAGTGAAAAAGCTTCTGCATGCATCCATTCATAACATTTCGCATGGTCACACCATTTTGCCAAAAGTCGGTCAATCTCTGGCGACCAGGCAACTTTCGTATTTGGGTGAGACTCTTCTGACATTCTATCTATATATTAGATGTGTAAAACTATCGAAGATTCTCTTATTTCTGGCAGCATATGTTTTTCTATAGGTGTATACTTGCTCTCACTTGGAAAATCTGCATACACCTGGATTGCATATATATTACTTGCTGTTGCACCAATGCAGTTTGTTGATGCCGCAATATGGCAAAGAAGGGCAGAAGGGCTTGATACAGTCGCCCTCTCCACATATGCAATTCCCGCGGTGCTCGCCGCGCAACCCCTCGCCGTTTATATGGGATTCCTTCTTTTCTATCCCCGCATGCCACTATATGAGCTAGTCTATGCAGTCTATCTTGTATCTATGCTGTATGTATGGACCACTACCTGTAAAGAAACTACCGTGGCATCAGATGGATTTCTCAAATGGTGCGGATTTAACTTTAATTTCCTCAGCAAATTCACACATATTGCCCTTCTTTTATTTCCACTCCTATATTTCCCTGATAATGTACTGAAAATCATTATCATTGGTTCTATATCGATTACCTGGCTCTATAATTATTCTCGGGAATCATTTGGCTCTGGCTGGTGCTATTCACAAAGCTTGTGTGCCCTTGTTGTCCTGACTCGCGTACTTATACCCGCGCGTAAAAATAGCATCCTTTAGTAGAAATGGTAAAGAACTCTGGAATGAACTCTGGAACAAATTCATTACGCAGTTTAATAAAAACGGGATTCGGCATCTCTATTGGTTTTATCTTGGCTCAAATCCTATTTCTTTTAGTTGGATTAGCATTTTTCATGCCTGGCTACATTCTTTATATGAAAAATAAAAAGTCCCCCGATTCAACAAACAAAGTGTTTTCTATTTTGCTTATGGCAATAGGAGTCATTATAATGGGTGGAATAGGCCTTGGCCTTCTCCTGGATAATGTGGGAGACATGTTTGATTAGATGCCAAGATAGAGCGAATCGCAAATCACCACGTTTTTCAGAATCTCTCGCTCAAAATCGCGCATCTTTTCTAACATCTCTGCATGCTCGCAGTACATGGCAAGCGACCGCCACTCTTCCAGGATATTTGCCAACTTCATAAAGATGCGAATCATATTTCCCTCGTATGTCTCATAGTCTTCACAGAGCTGCTGGAGGGATTCGCCGCCCAGCCAACGCCATACAGGCTCCACCCACATGGAGGAAACTGCCCAGTAACTTTCTTTTGGCCGTCGAGCCCCTACTGCCCCCTCAATCCGCTGCGCCTCTGCAGCCATTCCCTTTACTGCTTTTAGAGCTACAACAACTTGCCGAGGAATATCTAGGCTCTCCAAAGGCACGGGGTCTACTTTTCCTTCTATAATAAAGCCCGCCAACACGGCCATAATCACATCTGGCGCTTCATGCTCTAATATGCCACTCTTATAAAGCTGCGCCATGAGTACCGAATGTCCTTCATTAATCTCCGTAGCCATTACTCCAAGGGCGGTTAGAGTGGGAGCAGCACGGTCCACAGGGGCTATGAGAAGACCCATACCTGCTAGAGCATCCAGGCTCGGCCAAACACCATCTGCAGGATTGGCCGCTACTGCCAGCTCTATGCGAAGTTGCGCAACTTCTGCTGCCGCCTTCTTCTGTTGCGGCCATAACTCTTTCTGCAGCAAGTGCCATCTTGGTCCCTGATGCCCATTATTCCACTGTCCCAGCGCTTTCTGTGCCTCTTTTTTCGCAGCATTTACCGATTCTTTCAACCTCTGGTTCAAAGAATCGTACAATGTCATATCCGCCACCTCGGCCTCCGTGAGACCCGCCGCCGCTGCCGCTTCTGCCTTCTTAATATCTCCCTCTACTTCCTCCACGTAGAGGCGATGCCTCTGAAACCAATAGGACTTATGCAGCAAGTCAATCCAATCCAGATTGCCCGATTGCAGAGTTTTCAGAAGAAAGTCATAATGAAAGGTCATACGTGATTGAAAAGTGCAGCGAGACCCCGTCATCATTCGGCGCACTGTTTCCATGTCCTCTGGGGCTCGGTCAGGCATATACAGAACAAGCCCTTTATCGTCCTTGCCGCGCCGCCCTGCCCGCCCTGCCATCTGAATGTACTCGTCCGTATTTAACATACGAAGCCCCTGCGACTCGTCGTCATATTTGCGGAAACTTGTAAATACAACTGTCTTGGTCGGCATATTAATTCCCACGGCAAAAGTCTCTGTTGCAAAGAGGAGTTTAACATAGCCGCGGCCAAACAGAATCTCCACAATCTCTTTAAGAACGGGAATCAGACCACTATGATGAAAGGCAATGCCGCGCTCTAGCAGCGCAGCCAGCGTATGATACTGCGGCAACTTTGCAACCGTGTCACCGTATCTGTGCAAATGAAATCGGATAATATGTTTCACAGCAGCCGTCTCCGAAGAATCCAGCAGAGTATGCTCAACATTTCCCGCATACTTCTCGCAGTTCTTACGCGAGAAGACAAAGAACAGCGCAGGGAGCAGCCCCGTTTCCTGTAGCCGCGCAATCAGTTCATTCATCTGATGCTTATAAGCCTTAATGCTGTCGCCCCGCTGTACTACTGGTGCTTCATAGCCCCCCCCTCGCCTTTCCGCAACCTTCTCTTTATGTTTGTCTCCCGCTTTTGCATCTGCCTCTCGCCACCTTAGCCAATTTCTATAGACATCTCCGTAAAACTTTTCGCGATTATCCATCACCGTGAGAATCTCCTCGCGCTGGTAGACCGCATGTTGAAGAGGCACCACGCGGAACTGGGTGGAGATTAAATGAATCGGTTTCTTCTTCAGTTCTCCCAACCAACTTGCGAAAAGCTCTGGCGATTCAATTGTGGCAGAAAGAAGAACTAGATTTATTTCACGCGGCAATAGAATCATTGTTTCCTCCCAGACGGCCCCCCTGTCCCTGTCATTAATATAATGGCATTCGTCAAACACCACGGCGTCCAGGCTGTCCAGTGACAAATTTGCAGTAATTCCAAGCGATTGCGTGGAAGACCCCTGCTTGAAAAGGAGATTGCGCAGAATTTCTGTTGTCATAATCACGATTTGCGCGTCAGGGCAGAATTTCATATCACCTGTCATGATTCCCACAGATGCGTGAGGAAACTCGCTTTTGAGGTCGTGAAACTTCTGATTTGACAGGGATTTAATAGGAGTTGTGTAAAAGACGCGACCCCCCTTTCGGAGCGAGTGGGCAATCTGGTACTCTCCTACAAACGTCTTACCACTTCCTGTTTTTGCCGTCACGAGCACATTCTCATCGCGACTAATGGCCGCCACTGCATGCTGCTGAAACGTGTCCAGTGGGTACTTGAATTCCATAGCAGGGTTTTGCGGCATTGTGCTGCAAGGCTCTGACGGGTTAATGACACAAAGGTATGACATTTCTTATGAAGTAGGTGGTGCCTTTAGACTGGTTCAATTTTCAGCAGTGCCTATAGCAGGCGCTTGATTGTTCTCATGCTGCGCAGCCTCAATAGGTGAAGGCTCCAAGGCAGACAGATTATTTACATGTGCCGCATTTTCACCTCTTACAGCACTATTTGTTTCTTCTTGTATAGTAGGTAGTGCTGAAACGGGAGCAACTTTTGCCGTCCTCGGCCCGCGGGGCATACCTTTATTTTTGCGCACTTTTCTTGTCACTGTAGATGGCACTCCAGTATTTATTGCACGTAAGAGCCCGCCATTATTACTCGCCGCTGCCCCACGAGCCAACTTATTTGCAGTACTATACATTGTATCAATCATCTCTTTTGCGGAATCGCGCATAGTTGCGAGTGAAGCCAGGAGACGGTCCTTCTCATTTGTAGTAGCAGATGCACTGATTGGTGCAACAGAGTTGGAATTCCTGGGAAAGGCATTTGCAAGTGCAGTATTTCTAGAGGCGGCTACTACAGTTTTGACGCGAGAACGCCTAGCCCGTGGAACTGCGCTGAGAGGAGCTGCCGTCTCCGCTGCCATTGCCGCCGTCCCATTTACAGAAGCTGGTTCCGCCGCCGCTGCCGCCGCCGTTCCATTATTTGCCTGTGCGCGCGCGGCATTCAAAGCATTTGTCAGACGACTCCTCTTTCTAGAGATTGTTGGGGCAGCGGCTATTGCCCCCTTTTTTGGAAAAGAGAGGCCTTGATGAACACGCTCTGCTGCCAATTCAACGGCCTCTCTATACTCGGCATTGCTCCCCTCTTTTTTTGCCTTTAATGCAGGGCCGACCACAGCAATATGAGCCTTCCTTTTATCTTCAGGATAAAGTCTCTTTATTGCCTCGTTAATATCAGCAAGAACTTGGGCCTGTGTGGTATAATCGCGACCCTTTTTTCTCGTAGTATTGGCAGCAGCGGCTAGAGGCTCTCCCGTTGCAACTTCTACACCCATATTCTCTGCCGTAGCAACAGTTTCGCCTGTCCCAACTTCAGCAAGGGAAGTTTGTACTTGTGGCGGGGATGCAGTCCCTACACCTTCTCCACTATTTACATTTTCAAAACCATTTTCATTAAAACCTGAGAGCTCTGGTAGTTTTCCAGAATTTCCCGCGCTCATCTACATATAGACTACATTTGAAAGCGATTACCATTCCAGTTGTCTTCAATCGTTTTTTTCTTTTCAGGCGGCGGGGGAGGCGGCGGCGGTTTTGGTCCCACACTCGACAACATTAGAGGTAAAAGGCCCGCCCCAATCGCAACTATAACAACTGTAAAGAGTTGACTTGTCTCTTTTAGAAACATTGCTATTACACACACAAACACCAAAAGGACACTGTGCCCTACAAATGCCCGGGAACCATTTTCTTGCGCATATTTCTTTGCCATGTCAATCATATCATTTTTACCGCTCGGTACATTTGATAATAGAACAAAGTTCCAGAAAAGGTCATGCAGGCTCTGCAGAAAAAGGGCAAAACAAATAAAGACAAAAGGGGACCAGCGCCTCTCACCCACCATATAAAAAGTTGTGTAAGCCCATTGAGTAATCAGTAGGAGCATTATGGTATGGCTTGAAATTGATATGACTGCTTCTAGACCAAAGAGGTCGAAAAATGCATTCAGACTATAACCTCCAAGTCCCGCAAAACGCGAAAGGCCGATTACTGCATCGAGGCAAATCAGACAGGCAAAAAGAATAGGCCAGACATTCTCCGTTTGTAAATAAGAACCTATGTCGCCTAGAATAAATGAATCTGAACCTCCTCCTTCCATCTAAGTTATTGTACTCTTTTATCTCTAGTGCCCTGTAGATGTGGAACTGCTATCTTCTGGCAACTTGCGACGCAGGTTCTCAGAAAACATATGTGGGTATTACACCAGACTTGGACCGCCGTCTGAAACAACATAATGGTGTACTTAGCGGGGGTGCAAAAGCTACTCATGGGCGTACATGGGAACGCCGCTGCCATGTTCGAGGATTTCCAGACCACCGCGCAGCCCTCCAATTTGAATGGCGCTGGAAAAATATTTCACGAGGGCTGGCCGGCCCTCCTCTTCAACGTCGCTACGAAGCCCTTCAAACTTTGTTGGCCCTCGACCGCCCCACCACCTCCGCTGTCCCCTATAGCGAGTATCCAGCTCCTTTAGAAGTTGTTATGGAGAGTGGAGAGATTCCTGCCCTGTAAGGGGCGTGGAATCCAGGACTAAATATTTCTTATTCTCTTCTTTTTCAGAAACTAGCGACCAATAGGATAATTTATTCTCCAATGCAGCACTCTTATATGCACTCCGTATTACATTACTCAAAAACTGAGAATCCTCATAACGAAATGCAGTCTCGTCAAATTGTACAGCTTTGAAGCAGGCTAGACGAACCGTTATATGCGCCGAATGCAGCCAAAACTGGTCCGTATCGTATATTGCCCTGTAAAATGTGATATAGCGTTTCTTAACATGGGAATACGTCTTCTCGAGCTTGAAGGAAAATGGGTCCCACTCTGCTACGGGCTCTCCTACATACCACCATTTTACAGCCTCTCTCGGCCCATCTACATAAGAATGTAGGACAACATCTGCCCCCTTCTCTAACATTTTCTCTACTAGTTCAATGCGACGGGGATGCATTAGGTCATCCGAATCAAAATAAGATATTGCATCAAAAAACTCTGGAACGGCGTCAGAACCTTCATTGCGATTTTGGGCGGCATATTGTTTCGCGGAAGTGGGCAAGATTTTCAGAGGAAATGGCCACGACCTGGTCGCCAACTCCTCTAAAAAAGGGATGTCTTCTACTTGAGAAGAAGATGCGCGAATCACTACCAAGTTTGGGGCGCGCGTCTGCTGCCCAATATTTTCAAGAAGGGATTCTAAGAAGATAAAATGCGCCCGATACGTTGGAACCACCACTGCTATAAGCATTGTCACTTTTTAGTTACGTGCATTTATTTTGCAAGAATATTCCGAAACGAGACTTCCAGGGCGACGGCGAGGACTTCTTCGCGTTTCGGGTCAAGATGGGGATACAACTCGTAGAGCATTTCCAGATGTTGCTTGGCTCTTTCTAGTTTATCCTGAAGAGAAACATCTTTTGAGCTAGTGGTTTTCCAAAGGATGCCTTCTGTTTTGAACTCAATGGCAAAGCGGTCGCGGTGATATCCGTTCGCTTGGACATACCAAATGTGTTTTGGAATTTCCTCGGGCCGAATTCCACATAGCGGTGGGAGTTCCACATTCCGCTTCTTTTTCTTCTGATTATTAAGAGTTCCCACATCCACCAGGCGTAGATTTACTCTGCGATTATCCAGGCCATTCTTACTAATATGTTGAACTGCTTCTTGCGGTCGCGGCTTCAATAAGAAATTGTGTAAAAAAAGTTCGCGCTTCTTCGCAACCAGTGTACCGGAGCAATCCACTTCTACCGTAACAGAGGTGGCAATATATGCATTAGAGGCATAATGCCATTTGTGTGCCTGGACCCCTGAGAGATCCGCTGCGTCAATCACAAACTCTACGCACATGCCTTTAAAAAGGAGTGTGCCTATTGCGGAATCTCCGCTTACTCTGTATTCAACTTTGCCCATCCTATTTCATGGTGGGGTGGGGAGTTTACTTATTTTGGCGCGCCTGGGCAATATAATCTCAGCCTTGTAGCAGATGAGAGGCCGTACTCGTAAAGCATATTCGCCGAAAAAATACTTTAGTGGTCTCTCTACACGAAAGAGGCAACAGAGGCGCGCGGAAATCCGACGATTTGGCTCAAGGTCTTGGCGGAACCCCCTGGCCTATCTTGGATTCAAGACGGACCGCGGAGTAAAAACGCGGAAATCAAAATATACACGGGCGTGGGAGGCAAAGCATCCTGGCGCGAAATCACTTGCACAAAGGTCTGCCGCCTCTGGTGTACCTCTCTCGATATTAAGGGCCGTCTATAATCGTGGAATGGCTGCATGGAGAACAGGGCATCGACCTGGTGCTTCACAGCAGGCTTGGGCCTATGCTCGTGTAAGTTCCTTTTTAACAAAGGGTAAAACGTATTATACTGCGGATGCGGATCTTGCAAAAAAAGTAAGGATTCATTAATAGTATATGGCTGTAGCAGTGTTTAAACAGAGAAGTATAAAGGGCGAAGTCGTGTTTAGTGAGGCGGCAGGCAGCGTGAAGGTCTCCGCGGTCTTTACAGAACTTCCTCCGGGTCAACACGGATTTCACATTCATAAGGCTGGTGACTTGCGTGGAGAAGGCTGTAAAGGTGCTTGCGACCATTTTCACGTGGGTCCGCCGCAGGACCACGGGGGACCTCCTGGAACCACAGGACCCCGTCATACCGGTGACCTTGGAAATGTAAGTCTCGAGAGTGGGAAAAAAATGTTCAAGAAAACCTATACAGTCGAGGGAATCAAAGTTGCAGACCTCTTTGGGCGCTCTATGATTGTTCATGCGGACCCCGATGATTATGGAAAAGGTGGTCAAGAAGACTCGCTGAAAACGGGTCATGCTGGCCGCCGCATTGGTTGCGCGATTATAGGGCGCGCTGAAGGCTGCGCCTAACGTCCCGCAAATGCGTGCTTCTCGAGAATGGCTCTTACAGACTGTGTAATAGTGGGGAGAGCAGGGCTGAATGCCTCAATTCGCGCCGTCTCCAGTTTATTATTACTCCGCGCACCCTTTACACACGTATCTATCAGGGTCGTAGTATCAATCTCTTCCCAGGTATGCCCTGAGTTTTGCAGCTCCTTGTACCACGTCAGAATCGTGCGGTGGTCAATCACCCCTGGATTTACCGCATTCAGGGTTCCTTTTACCCCGTTGGCCATCATATCCGCAAGAGCCGGTAGAATATCATCCAGTACAGTCATAGAGTTGGGAATGCTGCAAATCTTCTTGTATGCGATGATTTTGCTGATAAAGTTGCGCGGCCCATCCTCCGACGAAATGGGCATACGAATACGCACATTGAGTACCGTGTCACCGAACTCCTCTGCCATGAGGCGGTCAGTGAAACCCTTTACTGTGCTGTAGGAAGACCCAAAAAAGTTTGGCTTGTCTGCCTCTACAAATCCCAGGCATGCACCTGATGCATCACAGACGTGGGCATTATCATACTCGAAGATGCAGCCAGTCCCCATATACATCATATGCAGCCCCAGCTCTTTTGCCACTCCTGCGAGTACAAGGGGGGCATAGAGATTATCATTCATATTTTCAATAAGCTTCCCCTTTTGCTCTAAATAGTCGATTGTGGTAAATCCGGGCCCGTGTGTGCGACCGATGAGACTTACAATATGAGTGGCACGGGTGGCAGCAACGGTAGCAGCCACTGCGGCCCTGTCATCGGCACGGCAGCTCGCCTCCACTACTGACCACCCCTTGGCCTCTAGAACACTCTTAAAGAGTCCACCAATCCAGCCGCGCGCACCCCACATGAGTGCAACCCTCTTGTTAGACACCCAATATGACTCGCGGTTTACATTCTTAAACCACTCCACTGTTGTTTTTAATCCGCGCTCTAGATTCCAGAGCTGTTTCCACCCTAGGAGGCGCAGGGGCTCGGATTCAATCCAATACCGCTTGTCATTAAAGTTGCGGTCCTCTGTATAGGTAATCCAATCCTCCACCTTCTCATCAGATTTTACCATAGTAAGGAGATTCTTAGCGAGGTCGCAAATAGAAATCTCGTCCACCGAGCTAATATTGTAAATCTCTCCTATTTCACCCTGGAAAACCACACACAGCACGGCGTCGACGGCGTCGTCCACATAGAGAAACGACCGCAGCTGATTTCCAGAGCCCTGTATCATCATCTTCTTTCCATTGAGAAGCTGGAACATGAATTTAGGAACAACCTTCTCAGGATATTGTCCAGGCCCATAAATATTATTGGAGCGAATGACAATGGCAGGCAAGTTGTAGGAATGAATATAGGAATGCACCATCATCTCGGCGGATGCCTTTGATGCTGCATAGGGATTTGTGGGCTTGAGCAGGGACACTTCGGTAAAGGCGAGCTTGTTTCCACTCACATTTTCACCGTATACTTCGTCAGTACTAATTTGAATAAATCGCTTCAGTTTCCCATAGTTGCGAGATGCCTCTAGAAGAGTCTGTGTGCCAATCACATTATCGTAAGTATATAACATGGGATTTGTGAAGGATGTGTCAACGTGTGACTGGGCAGCAAAATGGACTATCACATCAATCGCATACTTGTTGAGGAGTGTATCGAGGAGCGCCTTGTCCTTGATGTCACCCTTCACGAAATAGTAGTTGCCAGAAGAATCCGTCAAATCGGTGGAGACCGTAGAGCAAGGATACAAGTAGTCAATATTCACGAGAGTGAAATAGGGATGTTGTTTCAGAATCCGTCTACAAAAGGCCGCTCCAATAAAACCACAACCACCGGTTACAAGTAGGCGCATCTCTGATTAGATTTTTCAAAGAAAAAGGCGAGAAGCTGGCCGCGCTTAAAAGTTGGGCAACAATTCATATAGAATGGCCCTTGTACGAGCCGGCGATTTACCAAAATGGTACGTAGTGTATCCAGGCATTTACGGGGGGTATAGAGCGCCGATGAGTCCTTGGGAAGCCGCCAAGTCCGCATTTCAATGGCACAATGAAACACTAAATATTCATACACATCTTCTTGTCGGGCTTTGGGCCCTGTATAAGCTGTATTTCATTTTTGGCGAGCCCTACTATACAGAGTGCTCACCAGAATGCAAATATATGATTACTTCTGCATGGACGGGGGCTGGGGCGCTCGGCCTATTTTCTGCATTTGCACATACTTTTTTCATTGTTGATAAAGATTGGTTCACGGTCGTATGGAAACTCGATTTCCTTGGTATAGTCGTCGTGAATTTCCCGCATCATCTGCTCGACACTTTTCTCATTACAAAGGCGGTCATGGGAAACAGGGATCTCTGTCTAATCACTTTTACTGCGGAAACAATCTTTGCCGGCTTTGTTGCGTATCGTATTGTGGCATGCGACCTCGATGTAGGGAGATTCTGGGCTCTCGTGTATCCTATTGTGACATCTGTGCCTCTTACTCTGCCACTCTATGCCTATAGCCGATACGGCCAGGACGCAGCGCTCCTTGCGGCTTCACAAGCTTCTGTAAATTGCACTGCCTTTATTTTTATTGCAGGCGGACTTTTTTTCAAAGGGGGTATTCCAGAGCGATTCTGGAATCCTCGTGGTATATTCGATTATTTTGGGAGTCACACCTGGCATCACATATTTATTGTGGCGTCAATTGTGGCAGCCTTTAGTTGCACTCATCTTTTACAGGGGTTGGAAGGGTAGTTAAAGCGCTATAATCTCATTGTAAGATTGTAAGAGTGCCCTGGCTTCTTCTTCTGCGGGCACTGGATTTAAATGGGGATACAGTGCATATAACTCTGCAAGTTTATTTTTCGCCTGTATAAGTTTATCAGCAAGAGATATTTTCTTTGAACTTGTTGTTTTCCAAACAATACCTTCTGTTTTAAACTCAATAGCAAAACGGTCGCCATGTAGGCCATTTGCATGAACATACCAGATATGCCTAGGTATATCTTCTGCTTTCATTCCACAATCAGATGGAAGAGTAACATTTCTCTTCTTTTTCACCTGATTGATATTCTGCTCAGATTGTGTGATAAGTCTGAGATTTTCTTTGCGATTATCTGAACCATTTCTATTAATATGGTCAATACTCTGTGTTTGTCCCTTTCCTTGAAAGGCATCTCGATTCATCACAAGATTATGTAAATACAATGATTTTCTCTTATTGTCATGTACGAATGATGTGGCAATATAATTGTTTGATATTATATGCCAAGAATATTTTGATACTTTATCAAAGTCTTCTTTATCAACGATAAAAGACTTTTCCTGCCCCTTGCAATCAAGAAATGCGCGAATGTACAACTTACCATTATATGCCACTTCTTGATATATTATTTCTCCTGCAGGCCTTCCTCCAAATCCTAATAAACCCATATGTACGAAGTATTATACTTCATATATATTAGTTTATTCCTATAAATTTTACTCAAATTCTATAAAACAGAAAAATACAATATATAAACTCGGAGTACCCTGGGTGGATACTCGTGTTAATTCGAATAGGCAAGGCCGCCCATGCCGCTCATGACGCGAAGCACATTATAATTGGTGGCGAACACGTAGACGCTGGACGTGGTAGTGGTGCCCACGGCGTTGTTGGACACCGTCAGCAGCAGAGTGGTGTTGTCAATGCGGGACAAGTTGCAAGTGCCGCTGGGCTGGTGCTGCTCGGGCTGCAGGGCAAAGGAATACACGTTGATGCCGACGGCGGGCACGTTGGTGTGGTGCTGGTAGGGCTGCACCTCGTTGAAATAGCGGCCATCGCGCATTTGAAACCTGTCGTGGCCGTTGAGCTGCAGCAGGGCGACCACCACGGGGTTCTTGCCGGCCATGCCCTCCACGCGGGTGACGGAGTAGCCAGACTCCAGCACGGAGCGGTCCCACCAGTCCGTGAAGTTGAAAGGCTGCTGGCCCTTCCAGGGGTTGACGTCCGCGTCATTGCAAGACACGAAGGAGTCACGCTGCACAACCCACACAAGCTCCTTGCAAGGGTGGTTAAAGTTCAGCTTCAGCTTGTTCGCGGCGGAGCTGATGGACTCGGCACCCGTGAACTGCAGCACCTCAATCAGGTACTCGTGGCTGACCTGGGCGAACTTGCGACGCTCGTCCGTGTCCAGGTAGATGTAGTCCACGTACAGGGACGCGGCCTGCAGATTCGCGGATGCCACGCGGTCGCGGATGGTGTGCACGTTCGTCGGGATCTGGGGTGTTGTCTCCCAGCACAGATTACGCAGGTCGTTGAACTCCAGGTTGATACGGACCTCGTGGTACTGCAGGGCAATCAGAGGCAGGGCCAGACCAGGGTTGCGGCAGAACCAGAACTGGAGGGGAATGAACAGGGTGTACGCGGGGGCACAGTTGTTCAGGTCGCTGGACATGTTGGGCTCACCACCGGCACAATCGTCGTCGCAAGGCTCGCCACCCTGCACCAGCAGGTTGGTCAGCACGGGCACATTGCCAACCATCTTGGCATACCCGGCCTGCTTGCCCGCCTCCTGGGACAGCTCATTCCAGATGTGCATCCAGTTGCCATAGTGCTTGTCAATACGCTGACCACCAATCTCAATCTCCACGGAGCGGATCAGATTGTGACCCACCCAGTTGAGCCAGCGGAACTGGGCACCAGAACCGTCAGTGCTCTGCAGTGTCACCTGGGGCAGTGTGGCCTGCAAGTACATGCGGTGGATTAAATCACCATTACGCTGGATGGTGCAGGTCACACGCTTGCCAAAGCCAGGAGAGCCGTTGAAGGGGTTCTCAATGGACTCCATGGCAAAGTTCGTGTGGCGGCGGTACACCACCTTGAAGAAGGTAATCTGGGGATTACCCGTGAGGTAAACATCCTGTGCGCCATAGGCAACAAGTTGCATCAAACCACCACCCGTCATTTGTTTATACCCCTTCGGTAGAAATAAATTCCGCCAAATCAGGAAAAATTTCGAATATTCTGCCGGGAGCTTCAACCCTTTTAGGCTGTACTATGCAACGTCTGCCGGGGACATTGTTTTTTCATAGGCTTTCCGCTGCTGTGTGAAGCGCTTCACCTAAACAAACTTTCTAATCAATCAAAAGGGATAATGTCATCGAGTGACGCATTTTTTAAAATACGCCCCACAAAGAGGAGCAACCCTGAAGCGCGGACAACCCTTGACAGGCTTCATAATGTACATCTCCAAGGGATTATTGAAAAAGAGGGGGCGGTTTCTAACATGAAGGGACGCCTTGAAAAAGTAAAGGGGGGCATTGAAAGTGAATTGGATGATATTCTCCTTGAAAAACTTTTTCAGGAAAAAAGGGATTTGGAAGCGCAGATTGGAAAACAAGAGGGAAGTTCCGAAATACTCGATTATTTCCTCGAGGCAGGGGAGATTTTATATAATTATTACGACATACAAGAAAAGATTCAGAGGGGTGTTGATACGTCTGCAAAACGTGTGGGGGCAAAGGCGAAACCTGGGTCGGTACTTGCTGCCCTGGAAACGGCGGCGGCAACTGATACGACCATGGTGTTCAATCAGAGCCAGGGAGAGATTATGCGACGCGACAAATTACTGGAACAATATCTTCAGAAGATTCATCCAGAACATGTTAGAGGCGTAACGTCCGTTGAAAATGACACGTATGGGGAATGCCCAGAGTGCAACTCGGAAATGATTTTCAGCGCCAATGAGGCCATTTTTACCTGCGCCGAGTGTGGCCACCAACAGTTTGTCCTGATTGATTCAGACAAGCCGAGTTATAAGGACCCCCCACGAGAGGTCAGTTACTACGCATACAAGCGTATTAACCATTTCAATGAATGGCTGGCGCAATTCCAGGCCAAGGAGAGCACTGAGATTCCCGCAGAAGTGTATGATGCCATTTGTGCAGAGTTGAAAAAGGAGCGAATCCTTGACTACCGAACATTGGCTAGGCAAAAAGTGCGCGAGATTCTTAAAAAGTTGAAATATAATAAATATTATGAACATGTCCCCCATATTATTAATCGTCTCAATGGGCAACATGCCCCCGTAATGAGTCGAGAGGTAGAAGAGAAACTTCGCTATATGTTCAAGGAAATTCAGCCTTCTTTCCAGAAAAACTGTCCAAAAGATCGCAGCAATTTCCTTTCGTATTCCTATGTCTTATATAAATTCTGTGAACTTCTCGACCTTGACGAATATCTCTCATCATTTCCTCTTCTCAAGAATCGCGACAAGCTCTACGTACAAGATAAGATATGGGAACTGATATGCCGTGATTTGGCTTGGCAATTTATCCGCAGTGTTTGAGTTTTCCGCGTAATGATATTAACGAATAAGGAGGTCATTCAAGAAAAGAATAAGGTGTATTATGAAGCCAATAAGGAAGCATCGAGCACCTATGGAAAAGAATATCGTGAAAAGAATAAGACAAAACTATCAGAATCACATACCTGTGATTGTGGCGGTAAATATACTTTTACTCATCGTCAGATTCATAACGCCTCCAAGCGCCACACAAAGTTTCTTGCGGCGGCTGCGCCTACCGGTCCAGTCGATGATGTTTAAAAAGCCCTGGCCCCCCTGCAACAGTATAACCTCGCAGATTCTGAATGAGAAAATTCTCCATTTTTTCAAAGAGATTATCATTTTTTCCGTCAGGTCCCACGCCTGGCCGTCCGTGCAGCACAGGAAACACCTTCTCCTTCAAGAAGGCTACTGTGGTTATAAAGACGTGATTTGACCACCAACTATGGTCAGAAGAACATTTGTACCATTTATGTTTATAGTTGATGATTTCAAAGACGCCAGGAAATTTCTTTTCTGGCTCCTTGAAATAATAGAGGGATTCAACCTTGTGTGGAAATGCCTGGTCCATAGGATGGTCCTCTAGTTTTTCATCAGGCACCTGAATCCAGGTTCGAGAGCCAATAGGTGTGCCTGGATTGGCCCTGTCTCGGAGACGAACTAAGTCGACACCCTTTTCTGTCATAAGACGCATGCATTCCCGTAGAATACCCGATGTTCGTGTCTGATTATTCACAAGTTCAAAATCACACTCTGCAAACATGAAGTATTTTGTCTTAGAATGTTCAATCAAACTCATAAATGCTTTCAATATTCCCACATTTTCGGGTGTGCCAATAATATCTCGGATGCCATAGGACCTGGCAACTTTGTCCAACTCCGCCGTCCTCTCCTGAAAATAAATCACGGGGTGTACCAACTTTAAAAGACCATTCTTCTTATATGATTCCAGAGTATTTGCCAAAGTCTTGGGTGATTTCCAGGCCAAAATTCCAAGTGTGATTTGTTTCAGAGTTGATTTTGGTGCGCGCCTGGTACGCCTCTTGGCAACCATCTACTTATACTAGATGTTAGTACTTTATGGTCCATCAAAATACAAGAAGAAGGACGCACAGTTTTATAATCTAAAAGCGACCGATATTATCGAAGCTTATATTGATGTAAGTGGTACGGTATTCCCTTTGCAGGAAAATCGTTTCGCAGTAGAGCATTATGATACATGTATCAATGTATATCACACTTTTTCTTATTTTGACAAAAGTGGCAAAAAAATGGTTGGCCGGTGGACGGGTGATTTTCCCCTTAATGCTCTTCGGCAGATAAAGGGGCTTTTTCGTTATGTAATGGATAATTTCGAAGATAATGATAGAGTTCCAGGAACAGCAATCTTTAGGGTATTCTTTACCGAAAAGGCAGCTGCAGAGTTAAGAGCATTTAGCTAAGCCACTACGTTTATGCCACTACGTTTATAGGCGTGCCCCAGGAAAGCCAACTAAGTTTGCACCAATACCGAAGCCGGCACCCTGGCGCGCCGTCGCACCAATGCTAGGAGACACTACATCCAGAATAGCAAACACAGCAGCGGCAACTACACCCAGTGTCACAATCTCGTCCATGGGCAGGCGGTGACGAGGGACGAAAATGGCCGCAACGGCCACAAAAAGACCCTCTACAAGGTACTTTATTACGCGATTGACAATCTCAGAGGTAGGGTCCATGTTTCTATATTTCGGCCACATATTTTTCTGCGGGCGTGCGTCTATTCCGTCTAAAGGCAAATGTACATGCTAAAACAGAATGTCAAAGTCAGAAGCACGTGAGGATTTTCTCGAGGAGGATGTTGAAATACCGGGACAGAAGTTTTGTCTTCTGAGTTTCCTAAGTCCGGAAAAGGTTCTGAAGGACAAGAATGTATTTTTCTTTCAGTCTTTCTTAAAAGACTATGAGTTCCAATGCCGGACAAAGAGCCTTGAGGTTTTTTTAATCAAGACTATCAATGAGTTCAATGCTAAGATGGATACGGAGGCAGATTCCCTCTTGGCAAAGGATTTGAGCGGGTCATCTGATATTTGCCGTAGTTCCAAACTTCGGGTGGAGACTGTGATGGACACATTTCACGCGTTTGTGAAAACGTCCCAGGCGGAGCTGAAGGAGAGTACTCTCAAGGAGTCCTATGATGATTTCATGTTCAAGAATAGCGTTGCACTTGAGAATGATTTTTACGCAAAGAATGAGTTCAAGACGACTGTTCGGGGGTTGAAGATTCGCGGTGTCTATGGTTCTCAAGCAGAGGCTGTTGCACGCTCTAAGAAACTGCAGAGACAGGATACGGTGCACAATATTTTCGTGGGCGAAGTTGGCAAGTGGTTGCCCTGGGACCCTGAGCCAAACGATGTGGCCGAGCAGGAGTATGCCGAGGAGCAGCTGAACACGCTGATGAAGAAGTATAAGGAAAATGAGGACAGTCGCGAGATGTTTCATAGGGATAATCGCGAGCGTGGAAAGCCGCGTGGCCGTGATGCGATTTCCAGTATTGAGACAACAGAAGCAGGGCCTGCCGCAGGCGCAGCAGAGGTTGGTGATATGTTTAGTAGGGATGGGCCTGCCGATTTGGCCATGGCGCGAAAGCTGGAGCGTAGCGTAGCCGTGACAGCCGCGACAGCCGAGGAGTTGTGGGATACAACAATGGGCGCCAAGTAAGTACCTAACCGTCAAATGTAACATTATTAGTCGACTTTTTACGAAAGAGTCAACTAATTATGTAAATGCGGGACCTTTTTAGGAAGGCCCTGTAGGGAAATAGTCATTGGTCTCCTTTGGGTAACTCTGAATGCATTTATTTTCCTGGCAAAAATATCCCTCTTCGCAGTTTACACCCTTGCAGTCACCCTTGCGAGTATCCACGCCTGTCATGGCCTGGAAACCTTCGGGAAATGAACGCGCAAATGTGCGCCGTACCCAAGGTAAGACAGCAACAGCTACCACCAGCACTACAAATAATCCAAGTAAGCTATAACCGTGTTTCTTCATTCTATTAGAAGGTCAATAATATTCTCTTACCATATTGCGCAACAAAACCCTCAAGGAAGTACCGGAAGAGGATTCCTGTCATATAACTGCGGTGTATCGGGTCCTCTACAGAACCCATTTGCACATTTATCAGGAAAGTCGCAAGGAGGTAGGTCCACGCCGCATCGCTGTGGCCCGCCGTATAGTTGAAATCCCTCCCTCATTAAAAAAGGATTAATACGGTAGTAACGGTCTGCAAGAAGTAAACCGACCGCTATGACACCAAGCCATAGCGCGCTATATAAGTGATTCATCATCTTACTTTGTTGTGCTAAAATAAGTCCACCTACTGGGGTGGAATTATCTAGCCTAGAACACAAGCAATCAGAAGTTCTTTCTCACGGTAATAGCTGGCCCCTTTAATCTCTTTGCAGCATTTGGATCATATGCATTCGAGTCCTCTTCCTCTTTATCGCGGTAATAGTTTGCCGAATGCTGCCAGAACTCGGGCGCACCAATACGAAAATCCCCGTGCATGTCGGCCTTATACCAGAAAATACAGTCCTCTAATTTCGCCGACTGACTCGTATTATCAATCACTAGGCACTCGTAATTCTGTGTACATTGGTCCATAATCTGGCAGAAGAATTCCAGGGAGGGGAAGGCAGAAGCATAATTCTCGTAAATACGCTTCCTGTTATTTGCATATGGCTCTCGCAGAATAAATACAAAATCCACGTTTGTCCGGAGTGCAGGTTGAATACCCAATGGATATTGCATAGTAATGATAAAGAACACCTTCAGCCAACGCCCGTTCATAAACAAGTAGCGAATATTTTTGTCATGTGTCCAGCTGTCATCGTACATACAGTCATCTAGAATCATAAAAGAACGGGGGTCCAAGCGAGATTTTGCAGACCCACCGCCGGCCAACTCTTTTTGTATCCGAGCCATAATCATTTTCTGCCGTTTCACAAAGTTGGCCAAAACAATCGGCGAGTATTCTCCATGAATAAAAAGAGGAGGAATCATCTTTCCGTAAAAAGAGTTAGACTCTTCAGTTCCACTAATAACTGTTCCTAAAGGCATTTCCTGATGGTGAAAAAGCAAGTCTCGCACAAGAGTGGATTTGCCCGTGCGTCTGCGACCTATGAAAATCACAACGGCATCCTGGGGAATCTTCTTCATATCAAACTTCTTCAATGATACATTCACTGCTGCTGCCATAGTATTTCTGACTACAGTGTTCTGTCAAAATATTCACTGCGTTTTAGACTTACCACAACATTTAGTCTGGATTGTAAGAATGGAATCAATACTCGGAGGTGTACCTCTTCCAAAACCCCATTTCCGGATTGCCCCCCTTTCTTCCAGGCTCTCTTCTGTCACCGGATTTAGAGACTTGCAGACATACTTTCCAACACTTGATACGATTTCTTCTGGAAAAAATCCAAATAGCGAGCTCTGGTTTGATTCCAAATACCGTATTTCTGGCCTCGATATTTCTGGAATATCAGGACCCTGCGTGGTACATCTTTCCGAAAATGTAGATTGTTCTGGTGAAATGCCCATTGCGGAAACGTCACCTGCCTTCTTAAAAGTTACTCATCTCCTGGACCCTATTCGATGGATGAAGGGGCTCTATAGCTTCCCTTTAACAAATAAACTTCCTGGTAATGAAAAAACATGGGGAAATGCATATAATAAATTGCAGGACCCTATGAATCAGGCCTATGTAGAAACGATTGCCTCTTATGCCCTTGGCCGCCTAAGAGAAGGCGGAATATCTCCACATTTCAACAAGTTTTACGGAGCATTCTGCGCAAAAGCCGACACGTATCGTTACAGTATGACAGAGGAGTTTCAGAGCTTCAGAAACTCTCGTTGGTTCTGGAAGGGGAAGCACAGTTCGCTCTACAAACTCTCCGTGACGTTTGCAAAGAATCCTTCTACACCTGTTCCAGCCAAGACAGTAGAGGAATTACTTCTCGAACCAGATGAATTATTATCCGATTCAGATGAGAGTGATGGGTCTAATTCTGTTGAAGAAGTGGAAGTTGGTGAAATAGAAGAGGGCAACACTTCTGTACATTCTGGTGGAATTTCCGAGATTGATTTTGCAGGAGAAGAGTCCAGCGAATCCAATTCCGAGAGCATCTCTACATGCTCTAGTGATATTGGTGACACATACAATATTTACGCAGAGATGTCTGATTTCCCTGTAATGATTCTGGCGCTTGAAAGAAACTCTGGAACAATGGATTCCCTTCTAGATGATTATTCTGCAGTGGGCGCTTCCCCTGGAACGGACTTATGGGAGGCAAAATGGTCCGCTTGGCTCTTTCAAGTTGTAGCGGCTTTATGCGCGGCGCAGAAATTTATTGGATTCACGCACAATGACCTACACACTAATAATATTGTTTGGACAGAAACGGCAGAAGAATATATGTACTATGTTCGCGACGGAGGGGAAGTGTTTCGCGTCCCCACATATGGAAAACTTTTTCGCATTATAGATTTCGGCCGCGCCATTTATACGCTAAATGGCCAGCTCTTTTACAGTGATGATTTCAAGGTAGGAAATGATGCAGAGGGCCAGTACGCATTCAAGCCCCTTGTTGCACGCCCTGTAAATGAAGTGGGGCCCAATCCGTCCTTTGATTTATGCCGCTTGGCTGTAAGTCTTTTTGATGCCCTCTTTCCTAAACCGCCGCCTCTGAAAGAAAAAGGTGCAATAATGAGTTCAGAAGAAGGACTCGAAATGAAGGAGACTGCCAGCGACCTCTATAATATTTTATGGACGTGGATGCTGGACGATGAGGAGAAGAATGTTCTTGTAGAGCCGAGTGGCGAAGAGCGTTTTCCCGATTTCGACCTCTATAGCCATATTGCAGAGAGCGTCCATGGAGCCGTTCCCTCTAAACAATTCACGCATCCAGTCTTTGACCGATTTCAAGTAAATCCGTCAGAGGTTGGAGATGCCGTGCGCAAATGGAAACTCTTTTGCTAGTGGCAACTAATCCCGCTTAAATCTATCCTCTTTCAAATGAAATAGAATGCTTCTGCATGACCCACATATGATTCCAGAACCAATCTTAGTTGTTTCTGGACTTTTATATCTTGTTCCTGCCTACTATGCTTTTCTGCAGAAGAGGGCATATAGTCTCGCCACACTTTCCTTCTTAACATTTACTACTGTCTGATTTCATGGAACTCGTTCAGAAATACTCTTTGCCCTCGATTGCGTGGCGATTCTTAATTTCCTAGCCCACAATTTCTACTTGTCGCTGGCATCAAGTAGAGCAGCAACTCTCATGTTTATTGCATCTGTGGTATATAGTACATCTTCCTATTTCATAGGGCAAAGGTATACTATATTGTCATTTCATCCGGATTGGAATACTCAGATGTTTTATCATTCACTCATGCACATATCGACCGCCTATTCCTCTTACGCCCTACTTTTTGCGGCCCCCTCTAAAAGTTCGGAACCCCCACTTTTACTTCCATGTCATCTTGTACCGCGGGCTGTAGAGCAGAAAGAGGTAGAGAGAATGGAATAGAGGCCATGACTGCCTGAATTAAACTTGTGGAAGATTCTGGCAGGACCTGCAGAATACAGAGGAGCATAATGGCGCCAATAATGAAATCGCGAGCCACACTCTTAACAGAGGGATTCTTTTCTTCTAAATAAATGGTACTCACTGCACCAAGCATGGCTATAACAATTCCTCCAAGAACCATTCCAGGTACTAGAGGAGTTGACATTCTGGCCGCTACGAAGGAAAAAAAGTTTCCATTCTAGCGCGTGCCACAGCCGCACTTATAACTCTTCAAAATCCATTGGCAAAATATCAACCGCCTGCTCCAAATCCTCAAACGACCCAATATCTTCCGGGGGTCCCTCTAAAATCTTTACTTCTTCAATAACATCTTCATTGAAAAGAGGAGTTCGAACAATTTCTGTCTTTTGTTCCAAGGTGTCATTCCCAGAAAAAGAAATAGGAGTAGAAGATTTCCCTTCCTCGGCGTCTTCCTCGGCGTCTTCCTCGGCGTCTTCCTCGGCGTCTTCCTCAGCGCCTTCTTCGGCGTCTACCTTGTCTTTCTTCTCCTCTTTCTTCTCCTCTTTTTTGTCGTGTTTTTCCTCTTTTTTCTCCTCCTTCTCTTTCTTTTCTTCCTCCCCTGCTTCTTCTTTGCCCTTCTCTTTTTCCACCTCTTCTTCCTCCTCCCCATCATCCTTCAAGTATTCGCGCAAAATGTTTTTTACAGGAAGCATGCTTCGTATTCCCTGTAAAACACCATCATTCAATAAATTCTCAATGAGCCTCTGATTCTTCTGCCGCTCAATGGATGCAACATTTGCCGAGAAGAGGTACGTATTGCTCCATAAAAGGCGAGAACACTCTCGCAAAGTTCTATGAATAAAATGGTCAATCTTGGGAATCGTTATTTGCAATTTCTTCTGCTTTGTTGTAAGACGAATGGCAGACAACACCTTTGTGTGCGCAATAAAGACGGCTGTCATAAGCTCCTCTAAATAATCACACTGCGACTTTTGAGAAATCGCCGCCGTCTCACGTTGCACTTTATCCGTGTTCCAATCTGAAATGTCCTCTAAAAGCGTCTGAAACATAAGAAGCACGCGCTTTGAATCCGCCTCTTTTTCTTTTGCTTCTTCCAGCAAATCCAGAAAAAACTGTTGAATGGGAGGGACCAGGTACTGGCACAACTGCTTCGTATATTCAGATTTTGCCTCTGCATATACACTTACTCCATCTCCACCAAGGTCCATACTAGTTATTTTAGGGAGTTACATATTCAGTTTCAAACGCGGATGAGAAAGTTAGATAGTTGAATCCAAGGACTCGAGCCGGCCCCAATAGCGCGAATACATTCTTGCAGTTCGACAGATTCTATTCCATAATGTTCAATAAGCACATCCAGGATAATATAGGGGTCTGCACCCTGTATCCGCAGCTTGCAAATATCCGCCCATGCCGGAATACTATATTCAACATCCCTCGTAGGTAATACACCAAGATGTTTTGCCATTGTAATATTTCGCGATTTACGATAGGATTTCTCAGAACGTATTGTAATAATACTGCATCTGGAAAGAATAGGGGGGGACAATTTCCAAATCTCTCGCACTTCCAAGCAACATGTTACATTGGTCGCCGCAGTTTCCAGAATTCGTCGCAAAAATGCCTGTGCCTCTTGTGTAAGGTCGTCTGCGCCTTCAATCCAGACAAAAAGACGGTCTTTTGACCTCACTTGCTGGTGAAGTACTTCGCGACCCTCCCGCAGTGACCTATCTATACGCGCATTCCAGCGAAAAAGTTTCGCTCGAGCCGTCGTTGCTTCTTCACGTATCCAACGTGATTTGCCTATACCTGCTTCTCCATTAATAAGTAATGCACCCTTGTACCTCTGCGCCATCCTATAGCCTTCTGCGTGACCTGCGTTTAAGCGTTCTGCCGCGCCTGCGTGTGCGTGTGCGCTTGCGACCACCTTGTAATCTTCTTGCAAGGGCCTCATTACTATCAATCTGGGTTTGTTCCTCTCCTAAACTTCTTGCAAAAATCGCATTACTATCAATCTGGGTTTGTTCCTCTCGTAAACGTTGTAATTCTGCTAAACTTGCCTTTTCTTCAGCAGCCTTGCGCGCTGCAGTTGCGGCGGCGCCGCGGGCGGCCTCTAGTCTTTGCGCAAAACTCATTTTTTTTAGGTTTAAATGAGGTAAAGCGGCGTGAGGTAAAGCGGCGGGTCTTTTTAGAGGATGAAAGGGTGAAACAAGCGGAGTGGGCAGTTTCTTTAAAGGAGGTAAAGCTGCTGGTACTCTTAGAGGATGAAGGGGGCCTGGAAGAGGCTTTTCCGCATTTACAGCGGATTTTGCTAATGCTGCTATTTGCTCTTCTTCAGAAGGGCCTGGATGCACCCCTGCTACATTTAGAGCGGATTCCGCCAATGCTGCTGCTAATTGCTCTTCTTCAGAAGGGCCTGGATGCGCCTCTGCTACATTTAGAGCTCGTCGATTGGCAATTAACATTAAACAATCTTCAAAGGGAATAATATATTTTGGTGTAACTTCTGGTGGAGTAGGCATAGCACATACTCCTTCGAAATGTCCTCCGTTATTATACAACATATAGCAGGGAATATGAGGCATATTTTGAAGAAAATTTCCATTAATATTAATCCAAGCACGAGAAAGAAGTTCATATATAACAACTTGCACACTTAAAAATCTACATAGATTTGTCACATCATTATCTATTAAATATGTTCCAGGTCTGAGAACTCTTAGTTCTATATTATGATCTGTATTAAGGTTTTGCCTGTCTTCTGTTGCTTGCTTTGCAAGAAACTGTGGTGTATTTGGATATACGCAAGTTCTAAACTTCCTGGCAACAATATTTTTATCTTCTTTTGAAAGCCCTCTAAAGTAATTACAGCCGATTGTTAAAAAGGAGTGTATCAAACAATCAGAGTTATTTGCACTTGAATTTATTGTAGCGTATTTATTATATAGGGGATTACCCGTAATCGTTCCAATAGTACTAATTTGTGCTGTCCTTCCCTTTTTAAATCTTCCTGTAAAAGTATCATATATCAATCTATCTATTGCATCGAATGACGCCAAAGCTCCCACATTTTCTGGAGTAACCGTGTCAAAAATGCTGAACTGTTCTTCAGATGGCATGGGATTGTCACCAAGATCCCTACTGTATTCCCTCCAGTTTTCTTGAAGTATCCCTATCATTTCTGCTCGAGTAACAGCACCTTTTGCAAACTGCCCACTATATGCACCAAAAAACTCTTCCCAGGTTCTAATTGCAGAGTTGCGTCGTAGTTCTGCCTTAACTTCTGCGCAACCAACTTTTCTTAAGGCAAGCGCCTTGCGCTCAGCCGCAGCAGCCGCGATTTGTGCATTTGTATTTTGTGCAAATTTAAGTTTCCTTCTAAACATTTCCTCTAATAGTCTATTTGAAATTATATCAAATTTCTATTGACTACATTGATGCCAGCATTTCCTGCAGAAGCCTCTCGTCATGTTGCGCATTATGCGCCAGATTCTGTGAAGCCATTAAAGGGTTCGATTTTACTGATGCAAGAACTTCGATACTATTCCTTTGTACACTTACGTCTAACTTTAGAGGTACACGGGGACGCACTTGGCCAATATCCGCCACACCCGTCGTCAAACCCACTACGCGATTCACGGCATTGCTGCGGTCATTTGTAATATCAGCATCTAGTTTCTTAGTTGTTTGGTGAATATCACCGTCGAAAATGGCCAATGACCCCCCATTACCATGCATGGGGTCACGCCCCTGCGCAATCTGCTGCTTGTTCGGGTTGAGGCGCATATTGTAGGCCGCATCGTGACTGGTAAAATCCTTGTTGACCGAGTTGGGCGTACCAAAGTAGTCGGATTTGGCAGAAATCTGCGACTTTTGCGTGGGCCTTGCAATATCCTCTGGGTCGTACACTTTAATACGGGTGGCACCATCTGCCGCTGGGGCGGCCTGGCCCATCCAGTTCCAGTTAATCGTCCCCTCACGAATTGTCGTGCGCGCAATATCATTCGGGTCCCATACAGTAACAGCAGGCGCACCCTGTGCGTAGCCAACAGGCGTGCCCGTCTGCCGAACATTCCCCACAATCTCCTGGCGACGCGTGGGCCGGTTTTCATCGTTAAAATGTACAGTCATCGCACCCTCTCCACCGGCAGGAGCTACGTTCAAGCCAATAACGCGCTCACCAGTCGCATTACGCTCATTAGGGCGCACCTCATACCCTGCGCGACCATAGTCAGCCTCAGGTGCATCCGTATTATCAGTTGTGTACGTTGTCATATCCGCATTACGGAATCCAGCACCACCATATTGTTGCGCCATGGGTGTGCGGAATGAACCAGTTACGTAGGATTCGCCGAATTCGACCGCTCCCGCAGGACCAATATTTTCCGAACTTGTCTCGGGGCGCGCCGTGAATTTCATGACCTGTGTGGGGCGCTGGGCCTCTTTAATCAGGTCTCCCGTTGTTACAAAGAAGCGCTTGCCAGAATCATCAATATAGAAACGGTCAGGCCTGTATTTCCGCACCTCTCCTGCATCCTGTGCAGCCCCGCCAATAAAATGCTGACCAGGTACGACGGGTTGATTATAAGTGAGCTTGGGATTATCGGATGTACGCAGGTCATCCGTGCGGCGTTGATTATCCATCATGTATTGATTCACCTCAAACTGCTGGAATCCGCCCTTGCCCGTCGTAGCAAATCCCTCATTCACGCCAGGACCCACGTGAACCGGCTCAAAAGGCCTCTCGCCCGCCCTGTTGCGCGGGTCATTCATACGACTTTGCACAAAATCCGTATTGTCTTCCATGCCAAAGGGATTGCCATAGGGCGCCCGTGCCGTGTCAAACATTGTCTCAACTTCCCTCTTTGCAATCTGCGTCACACCAGAACCCGTAAATGAGTCGAGAATACCCGAGTTAGTTTGGGGGCCAACATTCTGTTTTACACGGCCTCCAAAAAAAGGCACCATATTATTGTGATTAAACTCGGAAGAAGGCATTGCCTCACCTGTTAGTTCACTCCTGACGACTCCATTATTACCATAATCAGGCGTGGTTTCAATACAAGTGGGATTCATTGCAACATCTGGTGTTGCAGTATCAATAGGTTCAGGTCTTGGATTAAGGTCCGGGTCCATATTAACTCGCCTCTCGGCAGGGGTAGAATAATTCATAAGTGTACCTCTTACTCCGGGAATAGGCTCGCTAGGAAAGGCGGTATTCCCCATCAAGGAGTCGAATCTATGGTCCAGTTCTTGTGCCCCCGATTTTGGCGAGTTTCCTCGCTCCGTATTTGTAAGGGCGTCCAAAGTAGGACCACGTTGCGCATTTGATTGGAAAGATTCGTGTTCTTCTTTTCCCGAAAGGCGTGTCACAATATAGCCTAATCCTATTGCTGCAAATAGAGCGGCTGCCTCCATACTACATTAGCGTATGAAAGGGATGTTAGGGAAAATATCGTATTGTGCCAAAATACGTTCACCCCTAAAAGGGGCAAACGTATACAGCTTACAACACAACTGTAGGTAAGTAAACACAGGCAAAGCGTAGTGTGTCCCCGCTCCCGCTGCCCCCGCTCCCGCTGCCCCCGCTCCCGCTGCCCCCCTATGAAAAGTCAGTACCCTTGTGCGTCTTGCAGCGCTCTTTATCGAGCATCTTAGAGGGAATGAAAAAGTCAAATGGTGTCTCATAAGTCAGCTGTGGTTGGTGGGGAAGGGGGTCAAACCGATTCCAACCCGTCGCCCGTAATGTGCAAGGAGGATTCACTAGGCGCTGAAATAAATGAGGCATACTCTCATCAGGTGCAGACTCCAGGGGCGTATTGTTCATCACATTTGTATCAGCATTATAGAGCCTGTCATCGACACGAATGCGAGAGCCAAAACGATTAATGCCTTTTAAATCAGACTCTACATCTGTCTTCCACTTTCCAACTGGCCAGCTCGCCCCTGACATTTGTATACGTGTTGTTGCATCTACAGGGAAACTCACAGGACAGTTTGCATCCGGGGGGTTCACATAGTAGCGCAGGGCATATGATGTGATACGCATATCATCTTCTTGGTGGAAATCATCGAACTTACCCCGAGTTAATGCTTGTTGTTTGACTGAGAGCGCCATCTAACTAACGGCTCTTCTTAATATTTCTCAGGCTTGGAACAAGACTCTTTTACAAGTGGGAGGGGGGCAAACACAGAAGGATATGCCCACTGTTGGTACTCTTTCAGAGGCACCTGAGTTGTCTCGATTTTGAGCGTAAGTTTGGGATTATTCCTCACAATAGAGTCACCAATGGGAGGCAGGTGATGCCTGTAAATGGCATCCGAGTTGGGGCGTGTAATACCGAGCAAGTCGGACTCGAGGTCGACCATATTACCCGAAATCCGACTCACTTCATTGCCTCCCACCAGCCCCAGAATGTGCCGGCGCTCCTTTACATGTTGCACTGCCGATTTGAATTCTTCATATGCTTGCGGATTCTCTATCCTGTCCTTTCTCGTTGCATCAATATTTGGAGCAGCGGGGAAAGCTTCAGTTATAGATGCCATTCTCATGGTATCTTAGCAATTAACGTCGCGGATATAGGAACGACTGGGAAGACCCCCACGAATCCATCCGGGCGATGCCATCTCAGTTATAAGATGCTCAGGTTTCTGAATATTATTCTTTACAGAAGGAATCTGCGGCTCGAATACACCCTCGAACTGTTGCTCCGTAACCGTGCCAGCCTCCTTGCCCATCCGTACTTGTTCGGAATGTAGGAGAAGAGTCTCAACTTCAGTATTGCCGCGCCCACCACCCATATAGGGCACACTCAGGAATGGACGGGCCTGCGCACGAACATTGCAACGATTATTATTAAACTCGGGCTGATTCTTTAGCACGGACTCGGAATCAATATCGTGATTATTGGAACCGAAACCCTCGCGAGCATAGATAAGAAGTTCTTGTGCAGCAATAGGGTTTACTTGCCGGGCATCCGGAACTAGATTACGTGTTGTATAAGCACCAGGACCCACGGATTGCGTATAATACTGGCGTATTCCACAGGCATCATCCTTTGTGTGAGTAAGGCGGTTGAGTTGCATCCTCTTCTGAATGGTGGATGGAGAATATATCCTGACACAGTAGAATGGCCACAACGCGTAGTAACTCCCTGGCAAAAAAGTTTTGTCGTTGCATAAAAAAAGTCCGGAAGACTGTGCGGCTGCGTGAAGGAAGTGGCAACAAGGCCAGGGAATCTGCTGCTATTGCCATATGTACGAAGAGTGTTCTCCAGACTCGGGGGAAGACTCTGCGTAAAATATCCTGTAAAAAAGGAGCAAAACTGTTGACACAGGCACTTTAGTGCGGGCCTTTTAGTTATTCATCCAAGGCAATGCACCCCCATCTGTCCCGGGAAGGCACGCCTCCCTACCACCTTCCTTACAGGTCTTCCCAGGAATCTTGTATAACCACTTTTGGTACGAATCCACATCATTAGGAATACTTGTGCTCGGCATAGAAACAAATTGCCTCTGTCCCTGCGTCTTACCAAAGACGTCAGTAGGGTCACTGTAGAACTCCGTGCGGAAAAAGTCATCTAAGGTGACTTTTACACTTGGATCAAATACCGTTGCGGCCATTGGTCGTGTCGGATTGTATTTTATTTCATCTATCAACACATTCATAAAGGGGTTTTTTGCAGAAGGAAGAGTCAGGGTCGCCGGTGCCGCGCCCCCAATCACATCATACACTTCTACCGCATTCAAATCCTCCAATGTATCAGCATAATGTGTCTTACAAGCCGGAACAGATGCTGCCGAACTACTCGTTGCATCTGCAAAACCCTCCATTTGATTCTGTAGCTCTCGTAGAGCCATAAAGTGAGGCAACGCCATAATTGTTGCAACAGCTGTGAAAAAAGGCACGGCAAACTTTGTTTGCACAGCAACTGTGCTCACGACTGCTGCAGATAGACCCAACGTATAAATAAGAACTATACTATTCACATACTCACTCGCACATGGTCCATTCTTCCTTGTCCGCACAGTGAATCCTGTTGACAATAATACTTTGGGATTCTCCCAGGCATAAGGATC